AGATCGTTGGAAAGTGGGCTAACACAATGTTAAATGGGAGATAACTAAATTAATCCGGTGGGTAAGTAGAATTACCAGTTGTGTTAAAAAAATAAAAAGGTGCTTTTTAATTTTTAGCTATCTTTTTTGAATTTTTGAAAGAATAACTTAACCCAAGTGTTAAATTGTGAATCATCGGAACTGCACTTGTACTTGAAAAATTAACAACATCTTGTATTGTTAAATTCAAATACTTATAAAATTTAAATGTTATTTTAGTTGTACCATTTATTATAATATTTGAATTTAACATACTAGGTTGATAGTAGTATTCAGTGCTAAAGTTAAGTGTATTAAACTCATATAAAATTTTAGCTCTAACTGAATGTCTTAAATTGTATTGTTGTGGAATTTTGAAATAGTGTGTGTTCTGATATATAACACCATATGATAATGAAATTTTAAATTGTTTAACTTCTTTATAAATACCAAGACCAAACCCTATTAAATTATCACTATTTATTTTACGTAAAAATGAATAATTGTATTGATAACCAATATATGAAAAATATTTAGAACCATTAAATCCAATGTTTGTTTTTTGGGTTAATTCATTTTGAGTAATATATGGATTATGTCCTAATGAGTATGTAGTATTTGATGTTAATCCTATTTTATTAATATTAATAGAATTATTACCAACATATGTCAATGTAGTAGTGGTTGTAGTATTTCTAGCATAAGCTCCTGTTAATGAATTATCATAAGATGATTTATAAGTCAAACTATCTTGTGATTTACATATAAATGGTAATATAAATGTTAATATTAATAATGCTTTCATCCTAGTACTATTATTTCACCTAAATTATGCGCCATAATCATCCATTTGAAATTGTGATTATCAAGAATTTTAATGGTCTTTTTCCTCATTGTTTCAGAATTACCGGTTATTATTTGCATAGGTACTTTATTAGTTAAAACAAAATCTTCAACTAATATATCAACATCTGTATGTTTTATACCATGTAAATCTAATTTATTATTCATATTATATATATTAAAAAAATAGATAGAGAATTACAAATATAATATATAATTAATGATTATTTCTATTTTTTATGTAGTTTTTTTCCTTTTTATTTGGTTTGATACCAATGCTTTTATTGATTATTCTAGATTATTTAAATTAAATAAGATATTTTTGATTGATATGTGGGAAGATTATAGGTTGAGGAATCCTAAAATGGATTATTTGAATTATTTATCAATAAAACATAGAAACTTTTTAATTAAATTGATAACTTGTAAACCTTGTTTAACTTTTTGGCTTACTATAATTTTTATATTTATATTAAATTTAAAAATTATTTTATTCCCTATTATTTACATGGTATCTTATTTAATATATAATTTATACACTTACATATTATGGAAATTACAAAAATATTAAAAGTAGAATCTGCTATACATCTACTTAAATTATTAGAGAATAAAAACGAAATACTTGATACTGCTGATGAGCAAGTTTACTACATATTGAACTATTACATTGATTGTTCAAATGAATATCTATATGGTTGTAAGTGTGAAGAGGATATTAATTATCAAAAGATGATTAATGAATATGAAAATACAATTAGACAAAAAAATGTGTATGATCACTTATTAAAGTCATTTAATTGTGATAGAATTGATTTTAATTGATGTGGTTTGTTTATTTATTAAGATGTTCTGACAATTCATTGTATTGTGGGATAACTAATGATTTAGAAAAAAGAATAAAAGTCCATAATAGTGGTAAAGGTGCTAAATATACAAGATGTAGATTACCTGTTGAATTATATTGGTTTGAGGAACAACGTGATAGAAGTTCTGCTAGTAAAAGAGAATATTATATTAAAAAATTATCTAGGATAGATAAAGTTAAATTAAAAAACCCACTTGATTAGTGGGTTTTTTGTATTAAACATTTTAATTATTGAACTTCAAGAACTTCAATATCAAAATTTAATTCCATTCCAGAAAGTGGGTGGTTTCCGTCAATCACTACGTGATTTTCATAAACTTCTTTAACTCTAACTGAAACTGGTTGTCCGTTTCCAGAATCTGCTTGTAGAACTTGTCCAACTTCAACTTCTCCTGGTAAATTTTCTTTAGGAACTTCTACGAATAGATCTTCTCTAATTTGACCATAAGCATCCTCAACAGCGAGTGTTGCGGTTACTTTATCCCCAACATTTTTACCAATAAGGGCATTTGAGAAACCAGGGATAATATTCTCAGAACCAACTGTAAATGTTAATGGTTCTCTTCCTTCAGAAGAATCAAAAACTTCACCATCTGTAAGTTTTCCTGTGTAGTGTACCGTTACAGTACTTCCATTTGTAATCATATAAATTTTTATTTTTTATTTATATGTTTTGATTTAGTTAAAGTTTAAATATATCTTAATTCTATATCACCTTTGGTATTTTCAATTAAATATGAGCAAGATTCTACCATATCACCCGTATTATAATACATTTTACCATTTAAATCATCAATAGCAGGTGTGTGTATATGTCCAATCATTATCCCATCACAATTATTTTCTTCTATTTTCTTCATACTTAGATATTTAAAATCATTTATAAAAGATATAGCATCTTTTACTTTACTTTTTAAAAATTTAGATAATGACCAATATTCTAATCCGAATAATTTTCTTATTTTATTATAAATGGTATTTATTTTAAAACTAAATTCGTATGCCCAATCACCTAACATATACAAAAACGGATGTAATCTAACAAATCCATCAAATTGATCACCATGACATATGTAAATTGTTTTATTTTTAATAGTTGTATAATACATATAATCAGATATTTCAATATCACCAAGTGATATATTTCCCTCTTTTATAAGTTCTCTTAGATAAAAATCATGATTTCCTAGTATGTAATTAACTTTTATATTTTTTCTAGATAATCTTAATATTTTTTGAATGACTGTTGAGTGATTTTCATTCCAATAGAATTTTCTTTTTAGTGATGTTAGATCTATAAAATCACCTACAATAATAAGTTGTTCGAACTCATATTTTTTAAGTACCTCTAACAATTTATCAGCTTGACATTTTTTTGTGCCTAAATGCACATCTGATATAAATAATGTTCTAATTTTCTCCATTATATTTTATTATTTTATCTATTATATCATCAATTGGATTTACCCATTGATAATTAATTTTTTTATAATCACACAACCATTTTGATATAGAATCTGGGTTTAGATCATCTGTCATAATTCCCATTTTTTTAAGTGCTATTGCATTACATAATTGTTCATATTGTTTTTTTATTGGTATTGACCAAAGTTTTTTATTTAATATGAGTGCTTCACTTGTAGTTGAGAAGCCTGATGCTGTTATAACACCTGTGCAATTAACTAAATCATTGGTAAAACTATCTTTATTTGTTTTTTTGAATATGATATTATCAATAAAATAATCTTTTTCAATATCTGGTGAATATATTTTCCAAGATTGATTTTTAAATTGTTTTATTTGCTCATATATTAGTTCAACTGATAGTGATGGTAGATATACCAATATAAAATTATCATCTTTTATTTTTTTATTTAATAATTCATTATTTATAATAGGTTTAACAATAAAATTATCATAATTATCATAACCTAAACCAATGTTTAATTTACAAGGGGCAAAATTTTTAAGAAAAATTTCAGCCATCTTGCTTTTACTTCTAGGTCGGTGTATTTTATCTGATAAAAAAGAATATTGGTTTCCAATTCCTACCGATTTTACATTTTGTCTTTTTGCACTCCAAGCTGATATAGGTTCAAAGTCAGATATAACTATATCATATTCACTCACATCATAATATATATCCATTATAAATTTTTTTAAATTTATTTTTTTAATAGTATTAAACCAATCTATACCACCATTTTTATTATAGAACATGGATATCCCAATGTGATGTGATTTTATATCAAATGGTATATCTAATTGAGAGTTATTACCGGATGTGATGATATCAACATTAAACCCCCTTTTCTTTAATGATCTTATAATCTCTACGGATCTAGTTATATGACCATTACCAGTTAGCTGTATACCATATAGAATATTCATAATGTATATATTCTATTCAAAATTTAATATACTTGTAAAATGTTATTATTATGTTTATTTAATTATTAAATAATTGTTAAATATTTATATATATCTTATTAAAACTTTATGCTATTTATATATAATAAGAATATGAAAATGATAGAAAAAATATCTATAATAACTGATCAACTTAATGATGATCGTTATAACTATCTTATTATACCTATTGCTGTATTAAATATACTTGAAAATGATAATAGATTTATCTATTCAGAATTTAAAGGTGAAATAGTTGGTATAAATAAAATAGGTAGTTTTATGTGGTATGAAGTTTATCTTGATATTTTAATGCCACCTAATGAAATTATAGTTTATTGTGATAAATCTATCACACGTGATAATAAGATTGATTTTTTATTAGGGGATGATGAGTTATTAAAAGAAAAAAGGATTAATCTAGATTAATCCTTTTTAGTTATTTCACCCTTTTCATTTAACATAGTAACATATTCTGAAAATATTACTTTATTATCCATTTTTGGCTCAATTTTATCATAAGAAGGTTTTTCAAACCATTTAATATTCATGTTAAATTTTATATTTGATAAATCATTGATTATTTTATTTTTTATCATATCAATAAATTTCAAATCTGAATATTTTTCTTTTTTACACACACCATTTATATTTGATATTGATCCGATACCACCATGGCCACCTGAAACTGTTATTTCATCTTGACCAATATTAGTTAATGGATCATCATATCCTAAATGTAATTTAAAATTTGCTAATAGGTTATTCATATATTTACCTAGGTCATTTATTATGCTACCATCTTTATAACTTGGTAGATTATCTATTTCATTTATCTTCTTATAGGAACATACTTGTAATGTATCACCATATTGTAATAGAATAAAATTAGGTTCTTCATCTAGTTTACCATCTAAGAAATCCTTTTCAATGATAGCTCTTGCTCTTAATGCATTAGCCCAAGTATCATTTGGTATAAATACCAAATTACCAATTTTAGTATAACCTTTTATATCAATTAAACCATCTTTTATAAATTTTGACAAAAATTCTTCTTGGCTATTTAAAGTTATTCGGTGTGCATCACCCTCCCTAACTTTGGTTTTCATGGTATTAATTCTCCATTCCGAATCACTTATAAAATTTTTTTTATGATTATTTCTTGGATAAAAATTATGTTCGGGATATACCCTCTTCATAGTATTGAATATACTATATATTGAAACATCTTTGCAATTGGCTATAACAGATATTAATGTTTTGTGATCGCCCCTTTTTAAATATTGATTAAATGAAGCAGTAAATTCCAATCTCTTTTTTTCGGATTTTTTAATATCTGATAAATTGAAATTTAACAATCTTTGCCAATCTATATTATATTCTTCATATTTAGCACCATCAACCATATCAATTAGTGATAATACAAGTTCATCTTTTGGTATATTTAAAACTATACATAATGCTTCATATGCAGATGATGTATTTAATTTTTTAACAGGTAAATTTTTATATCTGTTTAGATCTTCATCATTAAATAATCCGTGATGATCTAGATAATAATCAATATATTGATCTCTATCATCACCAGGCATATTTGCAAAGTCAAGTACTATATTAATTAAGCTTGGATCTAATGTTGTATATTTCCAACCTTCATTATAATTAACAATACCATATTTAACTATTTCAAAACCATTATTTAGTAGCCATTTTTTCATTAAAATTGCACAGAATATACCATCCATATCATCATGTGTATATAAAGCTACCTTTTTCCCGATTTTATTTTTATTTAACCAATATTCTTCATTGGTTGATAGTGTTCTTAGTGAACCTGATCTATTCATATTTTAAATATTTAGGTACAAATATACAAATTAAAATTAAAATAAAAAATTATTTAATGATTGGGTAAGATATTTCCTGATTTGTCTAAATCATTCATATGTCTTTTGTATATTACTTTTATACCATATTCATCAGATGAAAATTCACATTTTTTAACTTCAACTGGATAGTTTTCTAAGTGAATTTCTAATTTAGCTAAATATTCATCCACTAATTTTACATTATTAGTTCTAAATCTAATTTCATATCTCCATATTTTTTCAGGAAAATCATCATATTTTTGTAAATCTTCAATTTCTTCTTGGATATTATTAGAATCTCCAATTTCATAGAAGTTTATTCTACCATCCATGTCATCATCATATCTTTGTGCTACACAATAATGTAATATAATTCCATGATCCTCTATAACATATGCTATTTCTATTATCTCTGATAATAATTTTTTAGTATCAACATCATTGTTGAAATTTTCGTATAATTTTAAATATTTCATTTTCCTAATTTTCCGAAACCGGTTATTTTTCCTTTTTTATCTCCTTTACCTTCTTCATCTTCATATTTAGTATCAAAGAAGTTTTCATGATCATTTACTATTTTAACATCAGAATCCATTGAAGCATATGGTCCTAATTCACCTGATCGAAATACACCACCTATCATATCACTATTTAAGAAACCTTCCATAAAAAAGCAATTTTTTAAAGTTGAACCATCTACTCTACAAGCTAATACTTTTGAATTATCAACATCGGTATGTGTAATAGTTGATTTACTTATTTGTGAATTTATAACATCACAACCTAAAAGGCTACAACTTTCAAATATTCCCTCTAAATTACAATTTATTAAATCAAATCTTCTTATTGTAGATGTAGCTTTTAAAGTAGCATCTACAATTTCCAATGTTTGTGTTTCTGATACATAATTAATAATACATTCACTTAAATCAGAGGTAGAATCTATTAATGAATATAATTTTGGGTATATTTTATCATAGTATGCATTTAATAAATCATAATCACTACTTTGATCAATCTGTAATTGTATTGTTGGAAACTCTACTATAAAATTATCATATTTAGAGAAATTTTTGAATAATTTAATATTATTCTCTAAATATTCTTCTAGTTTATTTATATCTTCTGAATCAAAACCGACATCAATAGAATCATGTACATCTACTATGAAACGATCCATAAAATAAGTTAATTGTCCTAAATTTTTCTCATAATCTTTACCACCAATATATCTTAATTCCAATCGTTGTGTTTCTTTATCATTATTTATATGCATGAAATTGATACCAAAATATTTATCATTTGGTACTCTAATGTTATTCTTAACAATATTAATAGGTATATTAAAGAAGTCATATTCTTTATATGGAATTATCTTTTTTATTGATTTAGCATAAACATTATCCTTTCTCGATGGATATGCTCTATATATTTCATTTTCATCGGTGTTTAAAATAAGTTTTAATATATTAAGATCGTTAAGATTTTTCTCCTCTGAATCAAATGATAAATTAAAATGTATAGAACATTTATCATTTGTATATCCATAATTTTGTATAAATTTAATTATTTTTATTAAATAATATTTAGCATTATAATATTCTAATGGACCTGTTACTAATTCAATCATTGAACTACCACCACTTAAATCTGGTTCTATCTTAAAATTATTATTATCAGGTGTAAAATCTGAGTGATATTTTCTAAATCCCCACACTTTAACTGGTGATAAAATATTATTAAGAGTTTCTAATGTTTTATAAAATGACATATCTTTCATATAGAATTCAAATTCCATACCTACAATAGCATCTTTTAGCTTATCTCGTTGATTATTAAATTTCTCTGAATACTTTTTCATATCTTATATATTATTTTTCAAACTCCTAAAAGGGAAAAAGATTTATATTTATATATACTTTCAAATTATGGGTATTTACCCAATTATAAAAAAAGAAAATTATAAATGAACTTTTTCTGTGTATATGTTAAAACTAGGAAAAAAATCGATAAATATATAAAAATTAACAAGGTTAAAAATAAATATATAATTGATATAAAGAAAATCATTGAGGAAGAGGAACTTTCACAAGATGAGGATAAAACCTATTTGAAAATTTTAATTTTCAATAAAATACAACAAGCTATTGATAAGAAAAAAGATATATATTACATTCCTGATTTTGATGATAATTTTTCAATTGAGAAATTACTAAATTTAAAAAAGATATTAGGTGGTCAAAATAATTTTAATGTTTTGGTATTTTATAATGAGTTTAGAAAAAATCCTGAAATAATAGATGATGTTTTTGGTAATTTATCTAAATTTAATAATTCACAAATAGTCCGTGATTATTAAATAAACAAGGAATATCTATTATTTAATATATAATAAAAAAATATGTTTAAATATGGCAATTCTTGGTGGTTCTCCTTTAGGTTTAATTGGTGTTAGTTCAACAACAGCTGGTGGTAGATCAACATTTAATGATGGTAATACTAGAGGTGTCAGTGTTGCATTATATAATCAAAATAGTGCAAAAACATATAATGATGCTAATAAAGGTAATAGTTTATTTACAGGTGCTAGAATGCTTAGATCTTGGCCTAATATAAAATCATATTCTAATGGACTTGCTGGATCTAATGATATTGATGATAATGCTATTAGATTAGATAAAAATAAAGCAAATGGTTCATATAAACAAAGATCTTTACATAATAATAATGTATATGATACAAGTGTTCTTAATATAATAGAAAACTTATCAGGAACAATTAGTGCTCTAAGAATGGCTGATTTTGCTTATTTAAAGAATTTAGGAGTATTTCCAAATAATAGATTGATGATTGCTAGAAGATTTGCTTATCCAATTGGTGATAATTTAATATTATCCAATAAAAATGGTTCAAGTGGACCATTAGCTACACTTATTACATGGCAACCTGCTGATACTGATTTCTTAAATATATCGTTTGGTGAAAAATGGATTGATGCAAAAGCTGATTTCAAAGATTTATTAAATAGCTTGGGTGGTGATATTAGTAAAAGTGGGACTAAGGGGGCTATTGGTTCGTTATTAGGTAGTGGGTTGAATGCTATACCATTACCTGGTTTTACTGAAATTTTTCAACGTAAATTATTATCTAAAATGGGCATATTCACAGATGATTCATATTTAACTATCCCATCAGGCAATCCAAATATTATAAAAGAAGCTAAAAGAAGGGCTACAGTTGGTTATGGTGAAGCAGGATCTGGGCTAAATTGTACAGTAAGTATAGATATGACATGTGAGTATGAATTAAAGTTTATATCTGGAATAGACCCAACAATAGTTTGGATGGATATATTAGCTATGATTTTATCATTTGGTACATCAAAAAAGGATACATATGGATTAAATCCTGATTTAGGTAAAAAAGTTGAGAGATGGATGAGTAATCCAGATACATTAGTCAAAGATGCTATAAGTGGGTTGACAAATGAGTTAGTAGCAATAATTACTGAAATATCAAATACAATAGATGGTGCAGTAAACACAATTAATGGTATTTCTAAGGAAGATATTAAAGCTGGTCTAAAAAGTGAAGCTATAAAAAGTAACTTTAATGATTTAATTTATGATATATCTAAATTAGGTTCTAGTACTATATTTGGATTGGTTAAAAAGTATAGAGTTGAAATAATGGGTATTATACAAGCATTATCAGGAATGCCATCAACACCATGGCACATAACAATTGGAAATCCAATGAGACCTATGTTTTGCTCAGGTGATATGTTAACACAGGATGTTAAAATTACATTAGGACCAGTTCTTGCATTTAATGATTTACCATCATCTATTAAAGTAACATTCACACTAACTAATGCTAGATCATGGGGATTAGATGAAATAATGGCCAAATTTAACTCAGGATATATTAGATCAGTTGATACCGCAAAAACAATGTTTGATGTTAAAATATCATCATATACAGTTAAAGATGAAAATGGAAATGAAAAAACTGAAATATCAACTCAGCAAATAGGTACTTTAGGATATGGTTCAGGTAATAGTGGAACTGCATCAACTACATCTAGTTCTTCAAATACTACAAAACCAACTGATAATAGTTCAAATAATAAAAACACAAATGTTGCAAATAATGCACAAACTAAGGCTGAAGGTGGTCAGAAAAAAACTTAAAAATATATGGATTATACAAATTTTGATATACAATCTTTATCTGATACAGTAATAACTATAAATACTGATGGTAGTTTTGATTATAATATAGCAGCACCATCTTTTATATGGGATACTAGTTATAATTTTGAGTCATATATTGTACCAAAAGAAGAAGAAATGAGAATTGATTTGGTTATTAATTCAATGTATAATGGTGTTTTTGATTTCAAAGATTTGGATGTTATATTATATTTAAATAATATTGATAATCCTTTAAATATTATTGAGGGAATGGTTTTGATATATCCAATTATAGATGATTTTGATCAATTTAGATATACAGAAAATGGTGAACCAGCTTTTAATAAAGATATAACTAAAACATTATCAGTTCCTAATAAAACAACTAGAATTGATCCTAATAGACAAAACTACATTGATAATGGTTATTCTTTACCACCTGTTGTAAATACTGAAAGTAAATCACCTATTGTTACAGATTCTAGTAATATAATAATTGGTGGTTTAGGATAAATATTATGTTTTAATTATGAAAGTTGTAAATATAGTACCAGATAATCCGTTTTCTACTCCTAGTAATTTTGAGTATCCAAATTCTATTAAAGATTATTTAATATCGTCATATACAATAGCTATAAAAAATCCGACTAATGATCATGATAAATCTATTATAGGTAGAGTTTATATATTTAATAAGTTAAAGTGGCTTAATAATGAATATTTAGATAAAAAGATAACTAAAGATGATTATATATCACAATATAATAAAATATTATCATTACAAAAAACGGATAAATCACATAATAACTTTGTTAATATAATGGTTGAGTTTATATCATCTGATAATAAAAAATTATTTACTACAATTGATATAAGTAGTGATATAGGTGATTATTCAGTGGATTACCCACCAATATTTAATCAAATACCAACTGATGAATTGGTTTTAGCTAATGTTTTTGGATCTCTCCCAAAATATTGGAAAAGTGTATATGGTATAGATGGTACTATATGGGATTTAAAGATAAATATTGATAATCCACCTATTACTTCACCAGATGTTAATCCTATAGGTGCTACACCATCAATAAGTAGTGCCACAAGTTCAACTTCCACTAAAATAAACTTAACAATTGTTGACTTAGGTGATAATCCAACAGTACAAGCAAAGACTGATATAGATGATTTTATAATTTATATAGGTGATGAACCAAAGCCACAGCCTGATGTATTTGAAGACTTGCCTGAATTGGATAGTGAATACATAGAAGTACCATATAATGGTCTACCTGATGATGAGATAATTGTTAATTTAGATCAAGAGTTTGCAAGCTTCCCTGATACACAAGAAAAGTTTAATAAAAATGATAATTTAACATTACCTTATATAGAAAAAAGCACAACTACACTATCTGATAGTTCAAAAAAAGAAACAATGTCAAATAAGCAAATAACAGTTATTAGAGAAAAAACATCAAGTAATGGTGTTGCTGGGACTATGTATTTTAATGGGGTGGTAATTGCATTAACACTGGAAAGACCATTTAATCCACCACAAAATGAAAATCCAAATTTAAAATGTATAACAGCAGGTAAATATAATTTAGGTTTCATGAAAAGTGACAAAAAATTTTTAATAAAACATTATGTATATTTTACAGATAGTGTTGATGCAAAATTAAGAACAGGTGTTATATCAGGGTTAGCTGATCCCAATCCACCAAAAGAATATGGAGTACCATATCAAAAAGGTATTAGAATTCATGGTGGAGGACCTATGACAAATTCATTGGGTTGTATTTTAGTTTCTAATAAAAGAAAATCAAATGGATATGATTTAGTATATGATATAAATGTTGCAAAATCTATAACGAAATTGATTTATTCCAAAAATATAACTAAGATATTAATAATAAATGAATTTGATAAAAATTCTTAATTACTAATAGTTGGTATTATAACTGGTTTATCATTTAATACTATATCTGGTTTATTTTTTTGAGGATCTATTGAAATTGCATCATTTTTATTAGCTTCGCTAGTAATAGTTGCATTATCCCAATCTGTTTTTGTAACTAATGTATATGTAAATGAATTACCATATTTTTGATTATGTATTGAGCACATATTGAAAAAGTCTTCTAACTCATCCTTAGTGGAAAAAACTTGTGAACCATCAACTGACCAATTACCAACTTTTTTACCACCTGGGTATCCTAAATGAATACCAATTCCGAAATCACTTAAACCATTTTCATCTTGTTTTATAGGGCTTGACATATTACTAGGATAAAATTCCGGTTTTTTAAACTCTTGATCTACCCATATCATTTGTTTAGCACCTATTCTAGTGCTCATTGATTGAGCACCTTGATAAGAAGATATTTCATACGTATCTAAATATTGAGATGGTACTAATATCTTAACACCTGATGTTATTTTATTATCATTTATAACTTCTTGATATTCTTTAACTGTTATTTTAAAACCTATTTTATTAGTTAAATACTCCAATTGAATACTATTTAGATTTAATGAATTTACCCAATTATCAGTAACTATAAAATCATCCCCTGGTATAGTTGAAAATACATATTGTTTTAATTGCCATTGATCTGTATCATCTTTATATATTATATATAACTTATCAACAAATTCATTTGTATATTTATCACCTACTTTTAAACATTGATTTCTAACGGAGATAATATTCATTTCATATGGTCGTGAAAATAAGGTATAATTTTTATTTTTTATAATTTCTAATATAATTTTAATATCAGGGTTTATATCTTTTACAACTGGTGCTAACTGAGCTGGTGTTGAATTTGTAGCACTATTAATAGGCTGTTCAAATGTAGTTGATGATGAACCATCAACTGGGTTGAATGTAACATCCTCATCCTTTGTTATTTTATTAGTTTCAATAGTTGATTGCCATTTATCACCAATTTGACCTATAGATATTCTATCTAATTTTTCAACATTTTCATTATCCACTAAATAAACATTTTTTGATAATATTTTAGGATCTTTTATTGATTGATATAGTTGAATATGTTCTGCTAATTCAGGACTAGGTATAACAGGTGCACTTAAATTACCTAAAAATGCCCCACTCATAAATATATTTAAAAGTTCATCTAACCAATTTGTGAAATTATCTCCTAGTATAGCTCTTTGTGTTGATTTGGAAGTTCCTAAATTTATTTTTCCAAAATTATCTTTTAGATTTAGGTTTATACTTTGCTCTTTTATATTAACATTATTAAATTTGTGATCAAGTTTTAACCCTTCTGAATCATTAACATATATTTGTGTTTTATGATCAAATATTAAAGACTTCATTGAATTATAATCAGAATCACTTAGTTTAGATAATTTATTCTCTAAATTTATATTATAATGTTCAGCAGATATATATTCTGGATTATTTTGATTAGCGTTTTCAAATATAACTGTTACAATTTTACCAACTTCTGGTAAATTAAACTCATTACCATTTAAATCTTTCCATGGAAACGCCCAAGGCAAATCATTAGTTAATATCTCATATTCATTTGATTTATTTCTACCATCAAATACATCAAATACACGAATTTTACATCTACCTAGCTTTTTAGGATCTTTATTATCTTCTACTACACCTATATAGGTTTTACCGGTTTCAATTACTACTCTTGCCATTTCTCTATATATTATATATGGGTTTTCTAGTTAAAGTTTATTAATTTCCTTTACCATATTTTTTAACTATATCATTTAATGTGTTCTTGACATAATTAGCATTGGTATTAGCAACACCAGGAATTGAACTATATTTTTGAAGTATTGCACTTAATGGATTTGCACTAGGTTTCATTGGATTGTTATATGGATTTATAACATTATTAAACCCTGCTAAAGCACTTGCAACATCTTCACCAACAAAATTGAATAATTGATTTCTAACATCAAAATATATACCGAAACTAATAGGTGAATATGGCTTTGGGTATACATTTTTATCACCACTTATTCCTGTGCTACCTAATCCAATTGCATTTTTAATTTTAGCAATTGTATTATTTAATAGCTGAACTCTTGTGCTTATTTGTTGATTTACTTCTCTTATTGCAAAATTGGCTACATTTTTAGCAGCATTTTTAGCAACTTTCTTAGCATTATTTTTCAAATTATCAAGAGCACTTGGTGTACTTGGAGTGGTTTTTGTTTGAGTTCCGTATAAATTATCATTAACAAGAGGTGTTTGTGTTGCTTGATTATCAACACCTGCTGGATTAATTGGATTATCACTAGATGTGCTTTGTAATATAACAGGATTTACCTCACCATTTTTATTATACACATCAGTAGTTTGCACAGTATGGAATAATGGATTTGGTGTACTTGTTTTTGATGCTCTTGCACCACTATTTCCTATTTTCCAAAGAGAACCATTATTATAACCAACATATTGGCCAAATAATGGGGTTGTATTTTTATCACTACTTACTTCATTTTTAGATGGTACCCATTTTTCAAATTTAGTAGTTACATATTTATAATCAAATGTTACTTCATATGCACCTAAACCATCACCATATGCTTTAATATTACCCATATCTATTGAATCTTCATGTGGCATTTTATCAAAATAGAACTGACATTCTTTTAAAGAATAAATGTATCTAGATACATTATCTTTTATAATTTCCAATGAGCTATCTGTATTATTGAAACTAACACTTTTTCTAACTCTGTTAAAATTTCTACATTCTGATACAATAATATCACAATTAAATCTAAGTAAATTTTCAGGGATCATACCTTTACCCAAAGGTTTTGACCAGTAAAGCAATTTATATAGATGTGCTAATGTTCCCATAGTTGATGATACATCCTCTGCAAATGATATTTTAATAACATCTTTACCATAATCAACTAAATATTTATTACTATCTGGTTTATTAGATTCTGATAAATTATGCAATCCTTCTATTTTTTGTAAGTAATGTGATAAATATGCCTTTTTACCAAAATATTTTATAAGTGAGTTATTTGGGCTATTTGCTGAATCGTATAAAGGGTTACTATCTATGAATGGTACACTCATAAATTTACCATTGTTTTTATTAACAACACTATCTAATAAAGTTGGTTCGGTATTTGTTGAAACAGTTCCCTTTGTTTTGAATAATTTAATAAATTGATTTTTGAAATCATAGTAAATAGTATTTCTTACTTGTAATTCTGATACATCTGGATATAGTTTTAAAAAATCGTCTATAGATCCATTTAATAATGGTGAGGATACAGCATCTATTATTATTTCAAACCCATATACTATTGGATCTTGATTTTCATAATCAGAACCTTTAAAACTAGATAACCTAGCATTATTTAATCCAGCACCACCATCTGTAACATCACCAAATGGTGTTTTACCTGCTATATGTTGATCATGTAAAAAATAATCGGTGCTTGTATCATTAAATCTTAATAATGTATCTCTTTTGCTTAATATAGCACCACTATATGTACCAGAAGCTAATCCTTTACCATCAGTTCCTGTTTTTATATTGAAGTCGAACCTATCACTAGTACTTAAACTAATTAAGTTATTTTTTATTAAATTACCTATCCATCCATTTGGTGCTATACTACTAGCAGTTGTTGATAAATATAGATAGTTTGGTGTAAAACCTGGTGTAAAATCAGGCAATGGTGGATTGGGTCTTAAATTATTCCCATTACTTTTTTGATAACCAGAAGTATTATTTAGTAGTTGACTACCACCATCTTTACCATTTGGGTCTTTAAACCATTTAAATTCATCATTTGCCATATCTTATATATTAATTTATACTATCGTTGTATTATAATAATCAGGTATAAAGATTGGTTTTTTACCAGAATAACCAATCCTAGCATTTATTAAACTAATACACATCATTTTAACGGTTGTTTTAACATTTGATGGGTTTGGTCCAACACCACCAAAATAACCAGTATTACCAGAACCAGTATTCACGTTACCAACAATTTTGTTATTCTTTAATAATATTGTTGGTAGTGATGCATAAAATTGGGATAGAGCTTGTACAGTATTAGTTAAATCATTACTACTACCACTATTTAATCCTTTTATATAATTTTTAATTGAATTACTAGCTTTAAATAGTAAAAATTCAATGAATTGTTCTTGTGTTTTTTGATCAAATAATACATTATCACTTAATCCTAACTTACCTTGAACACTAGCTAATGTTTTGGGTATGAATTGATACTTACCAACAGCAAACATTTCTCGTGTAGCTTGTTTACTTTTAATAAATCCGATTGATTGTGTTGATGGTTTTAAAGTATATGACACACCTTTTAAACCACTTACCCCTATATTATAGATGTCATAATTACCACGACTTTCATATTTTGCAATCAATTCCTTAAGATCATATAGACCTCTTGAACCACTATAAGTTCCTTGTATAAGTTGTGTATTTTCTAAATAGATAGAATTCTCTACTAGTGGTGTTGTGTCCATATCTATTTGAATATCATCATTTGGTAATCCGGAATATGGTGTTTCTATGTATTCACTTGATAAATCATTTGAACCATCATCTAAATATGGGTTTAATATTTTCAAAATTTCTGGATCATATGGGTCTTCTTGCTTAACTATTGTTAATTCACCTAAATCTATTTTAGTTCCATCAGGTAGAGTTACAAACTTATCATTATTTGAACCCATTCCTATAATTGAAAGTGTATTATCTTTTGTTACATCAAATTTAAAATCATCTTGTAATCGAATTGGTTGATATTTACTTGGTAAAGTACTAGTATCAACTATAATTGGGTTATTATTTATATTATCAGACATATTTTATATTTAATTTTTAAGTATTACTGGTGTTGCTGATGGTTCTTGGCTCAATGTTGGTGCAAATGTACCAACTGATGTTAATTGTGCCACAATTGATTTACCATCATCACTTAAATTTTTAACATATATTAAAAATTCATTGTTATCCTTATCCTTAACTCTATAAATATCACTAATAGTGTAAATGCTATTTGGTAGTACTGGTGTTGGTGCTGGATTTTCATTTACTTTTGCATTTTTATCAGGATCTTTAGTTTCTAATTTTTCATTTGCATTTATTTCAGCTGGTGTTTTACCTAATTCTTTTCTAACTAAGCGAACTTCTTGATAAAAATGTGTACCATCAAATATAAAAGATATATCTGCTATTATCCAATCTCCACTATTTCGCCATTCAATACGTTCACGATTTGTTATTGAATTCTCAGCATTTATTACCTTTACGTTTACCTTTTGGAATTTATATAAATTAAAGTTTGTATTTGGTAATATTATTTTTAGTTCTAATTTTTGTAAATCTATTAAATTGCGTCTATTTTGTGTATAAGCATATGTGTAATTACTATGTGTATTATCAGTATCTATTTTACCATTATTTTGTGTTGTGTAGCTATTTTCAAAATCTTCCTTATCCATCTTACTACCTTTTAATATGATGGTTTTATTATCATCAGATGTTTGAGAATCTACATCAAATACCTCAAAAGTTTTATTTAATCTATTATATGATTTTGTTATTGTCCTATTACCAACAGCTTTAGTGACAGCAGTTGCATTATTTTTTAATTTTTTATCACTTTCAAAATAGAATGCACTTTTATTCATTGATTCTTCATTTATTAATTGTAGTTTAACAATCTTTGATATATCATCTTTTTGATCTACACCAGTTTCTATACCAACATCAGATGTATTATCTCTTTTACTTTCTTTCTCAACATCAACATAATTAAAACAATAATAGAAATCAATATATCCAACCATAAATGATTTATCAGATATATATGAGTAATTTATAATCTCTGTTATAGTCTCAAATGTTTTACTACCATTGAAACGCCAAACCATAGTATCATTTGTGGAAGTTATATTTGAATTAAAACCAAGACCCATATCTTTACTGATTTGTCTCAAAACTTCAAATGACGATCCTTTCATACTACCATTATATAAACGATATAAATTAGATACATCCAATGTACCAATCACATTATACAATCCACCATTTACTTCTTTGAAGTTTTCTACTTTGAATTTTAAGTGTATAGATTTTAAACTATTTGATCTTGCATTAATAAATAAATCAAATTTAGTATCTGCTTGTGGAGCACCTATTGTTTTAATAAAATTTTGGGAATCAACAAAACTAAATCTAACCTTAGGGACTATTCCCTCATGGTATAATTTTAAATTTAAAATATCTCTATCCTGTATAGGATTTCCAGACCAACTAATGAAAGGCAACATACCAACACTTGATGTAACCAATGTATTTGTTTGATCATTATCATCCTTTTGTATTTGTATTGGTGGTATCTTAATAGTTGGTATGTCAATTTGTGCTATTATTGGCCTTGTCCCACTTATATTGGTATTATCATCCTTGCCTCTTGATTCATCCTGACCTATTATTGTAGGTGCTGGTGTAACAGTTATTTTAAATTGTGTTGGTTCAACATCAGGTGAAGTACTTGTAACTGATACTACATAATCACCTGGTTGGTCAAATTGAATACCAGATACTACTACAGCATTAGGTATTTTATCACCTATAACTATTTCGGTTTCACCTATTAATTCACCAGGTCCACTTACTTTTTTGAGTATTAGTTTACCGGATATTGTTGATGGATCTATTGTTGTTGCCATAGTATTTTAATTTTAATAATTTATATATTAAAACCTTAATTTTCCGATAAGATATTGTTTATTTTTTTATCCCTGAAATCAATAATTATTTCTTTATTTAAAATATCAACCAAACTAACATCATCATTATTTGATAAAATATTAAAAATGTTTTCACAAGTATAATCAGTTACAATATTTTTATATACTATAAAACCATTTTCATTTATAATTAAATCACTCATAAATTTAATTTCAATATTTTAAATGGATATTTTCGTTTCACATAAAATCCCTCCCTCTCTTTATAATGTCTAAATAGTGCATTGGTCATATCATTCGGATCAAATATATCTACTAAGTCAAAAATAGTTGCTTTATCCTTTAAAAAATGGAGCCTTAAGGACCTCCCCACACTTTGGATAATTATCTGCTCACTCTTAAATGAATCTGCGAATATTACGTTAAATATTGCATTTATTGACACACCTGTTGATAATGTACCGTCAATATGAGGCAACTAAAACTTTAGTTGCCCCTTCTTCTCTAATTTCTTCTCTTTTGTCTATTATTCTAGCCATTAGTATTTTATTGTTTTTATTATAGAATCTAATAAAATATAATTATTTTCATTTAAATGATTTATTGAAACTTTATTATCAGTGTCTCTATATTTTCTTATTAGATGAGTGCTGAATTTATATTTTTTAACTATATCCTCCATATTTTCAAAAACTTCAACATCTCCGTTATTTTTTATTATTTCTATTTTTAATCCATTTCGCTTTTTGCGATTTTTCATTTTTTCTAAATAATCAGGATCTTCCCATTTCTTCTTTATCTTAATACCGGCATCAATTCTTTTAGTTTCATCTTTGTTTATTTTATCCATTTTTTCTTTAAAGTTTAGTCGGTATTCTTCATTCATACTATCCCATCTATCTTGTGTTTCTTTTCTTTTCTTTTCAACATTTTCAAAATTAGAATAATATTCGCTCATTTGTTTAGATTTCTCTATTCGTTTATCTTCGGTCCAATAACTTTTCATTTTATTACAAAAATCTATATACTCATCATCTGATATATTATCCCAAAAAATATTAGCTCTCCTTGTTTGTTCTTCTTTAGATATATTTTTCATAAACTCAGATCTACTTTTTCTCCAATTATTATATTTCTCTGTATCATTTTTTAAGTTGATCCATCCTTTTTTAGCAGCATTTGATGTTTCATAACTATTTTTATAATAATTCATCATCCAGTTTAATGGTCTTTGATAAGTTCTTATATTTATCGCTTTAAATAACCAAAGATGTACTAAACGATGACTATCATAGTCTAGTTCAATAATATTCCAATATTCGTTTTCAAACTCAGGAAAAGTAGATCTTGGTAATATGTGGTGTTTTTCAGAATATTCTACACTTTCTGATATTTTATAATTGATTAAAAAGTTAATATATTTATCTAAGTATTCTGAATTATCAACACTTTCATGTCTTTTTATTAAAGCATCTTTTAAAAAATTATAATCTCTCATAATGTATATATTATATTAATACTTACTCCTGTTGAAAAAGTATATTATTTTTTTAGTTTTTCTAAAAAATCATCATCAATATCATCATCTTTATTAATATCCTTTGCTAATTTATATTTACCATTAGATAATAATATTTGGGTATCTGATTTAACATCTATTTGGAAATTACCAAAATTTAGAATTGTATATTCAACACTTTCTTTGGTTATTTCCATTAGTTTTTTAATTTCTTCTCTTTTTTTACCACTTACTTCACCATCTATATAATAGAACTCTTTATCTGTTATTTCACTTTTCAATTTATTGAATATTTTTTGACCATTTTCAATAGTATGAAAAAGTAGTAGAGTATTATTATTACATTTATTAACTAAATTTTTGATAAATTCTAATCTTTTATCAGATTGGTGAATGTATGCTTTTTCAAAATCAAATGCTGCTTTACCATCTCCGCTTTTCCTGACCAATTTTAATCTTTCATGGAACTCTTTATCATTATGGTTAAGTAATAAAACTTTTATATCCATTGGTGTTATAATTCCTTTCTTTTTTAATTCATCTGCACTAACTTCGGTTATTTTCGGACCAAGTACTGATTGTATTGTTAGTATTTCGCAACTATCATCAAGTGGGAATGTTCCAGATACACCAAATCTAGAATAGGCATGTCCAAATGTATTTTCCAATATTGTTGTTATGGTCTTTGCTTTAGCACCATGTGATTCGTCAACTGCTATTGTATGGAATTGTTGAAAGAATTTTTTAGGCCATTTTTCAAGTGATTGATAAGTACCTATATAAATATTTGGGTTATCAGCACCTGAAAACTTTCTTGGTTTATCAGACATAACTTCTTCTATTCGTATAGTATTATCTATATTTGATTTATCTTGTAAGTTATTTTCACCATAATAATATTCTAAAAAATTATCATAAAATTGTGTCACTAAGGTAATTGAGGGAACGATTACGAGAAATTTAGCATCTTTTTTAATGTTTTTTAGAGTATAAAAAGCAACTATTGATATGATCAATGATTTACCACCAGAAGTAGCAACCTCTGCCATACAAAAGCGATTTTTTAATATTTTATATGCTGCTTCAATTTGATGATCATAAGGCATGAATGAATTCCAACCACCTTCTTTATTTTTAACTTTATGATTTTTAAAAAAATCTTTACAGAAGTCTTGAACTTTTTCAAGTGTTACATCACGATTAATTGGAAAGTCTTCTTTATTTTCTAGAAGAAAAGGCATTTCAATTTCTTTACATCCTCTCATAGCTTCTTTCCATAGACCTAGATTTATTCTACCATTTTTGAAATGTGGAATATTCCCATCCCATATACCAGCTTTAACTAAAGGATGATATTTCCAACCCTTTGGTTTTCTAGTAAGCCAAAGTTCCATTTGGAAATATTCAGTCCTAGTTGCCTCTGATACAACTAGTTCCTCTTTCTCTTTATCATATCTAAATTTCATTTCATGTTATATATAAAAAATAAATAAATGTTTATTTAAATAAAAAAATATTATTTTTTGCTGGTTTTTTATAGAGGGAAGAAGAAAAAAGATATATATACATAAAAAATATTTAAAAATTATGGGATTTATATCATGGCTTAAAGATCTTTTCAAAAGAGAGCATGAAGTACAAGCAGAAGTTAAAACTATTGCTGAGGAAGTTAAAACGGTTACAGATGAAGCTAAACCAGTTGTTGAAGATGTAAAAGTAGTTATTGACAAAGTTGAAAAAACTATCAATGAAGAACCAACTGAAAAAATTGTTGAAAGATTAGTTGAGGTTGCTAAGGATGAAAAAGTTACAGCTAAAGAAATTAAGGCTAAGGCTAAAAGAACTCCTAAACCAAAAACTGAAACACCTACTGAGGTTGCACCTGAGGCTAAAACAGCTCCAAAAAAACCACGTAGAAAACCATCACCAAAAAAACCAAAAGGTGAATAATGTTTGCCAAAACATAAATAAAAAACCACTCAATTTTGAGTGGTTTTTTTTATTCTTTTATTTTAATCTATAAGATGGATTGAATATGTATATCTCTACTACTAAGTTTTCTAATTGAGATAATTCCTCTAAACCATTTAAATTCAACCACTCATCTATATTTGCTTTTTTTGGTGGTTGTCCTAGCAATGATACATTACTAGGAATATTACGAGTTACGTTATTAACATTTTTATTTTTATATTTATACGTTAATTGTATTTCAAAACCAACATCAATTATCATGAATAATTTACTATAAACCCCTTTGAGATCCATTACAAAATCTTTAAAATCCTTGTAATTAAAATCGGTTAATCCAATTTTATATTCACCTGATGTCAATAGAAATTTTTCATATAAATCATAACTATTATCTATAAATTCCTGAATATAATCTATTACTTCATCTTTAGTTGCATCAATATCAAATGCTTTAAAAAAAGAATTTGCATCTTGTATAGTGCTACTTGCTTTTTTGATATAATCTTTGTTTACATTTCTAATAAAATCCACTAAATATTGAATAGTATCTTTAGTAAATAAACTAGGATGTGCTGCTAAAACACTATCTATTAGTGGTTGTATTCTAATATCCCAAAATTCTTTATTAACTAATGGGCTTCTTTTAAAAGAAGTTTGGTCATACTCATTTGACTCTACTATTTTTGAAAATTTTCTCATAATTTATATATTAAAAAATAAAACCACATTTTTTAAATGTGGTTTTATTTTTAGAATGTTCCGAATTCGGCTTTTATTAATTCTGCTAATTCAAGTCCTATACGATCTTGTGCTTCTAATGTAGCAGCACCAATATGTGGTGTTACAGCTATTTTAGGATGATATAAAAGATCATTATTTGGATTTGGCTCATCTTCAAATACATCTAATGCAGCTGCTGCTACCTGTCCATTTTCTAATGCTACCAATAAATCATCTTCATTTACTACACCACCTCTAGAGGCATTTACAATTCTAACACCTTTTTTCATTAGATTGAATTCTCGTTCATTAATAACAGAATCACCATTTTCTTGTTTTGGTATATGAACTGAAATATAATCACATTTAGGTAGTAATTCATCAATACTAGTAGTTGTTTTAATATTTATACCTACTTGATTAGATACATCCTGTCCTTCAGATGTTGTCCAAGGTAAGTTTAAATAAACTGTTTCTGTTTTTTCTTCAATATCAACTGCTAATACTCTCATACCCATACCAATAGCATAACTTGCTAACGATTGACCAATTCTACCAAATCCAATTATACCTAATGTTTTGCCTCTTAATTCTATTCCACTTGCATAATATTTCTTCAAATAGTCAAAATCTTTTTTATTCATCTGTCTAGATGAATCATATAATGATCTAGATATGGAAAACATTTGACCAATTACCAATTCCGCTACGGATTGTGAACTAGATGCGGGTGTATTAATTACTTTAATTCCTCTTTCTCTTGCATATGATACTGATATATTATCCATACCAACACCACCTCTACCGATTAATTTTAGATTAGGACAACCATCAATAATATCTTCTCTTATTTTTGTTGCACTTCTAACAAGAACTATTTCATAGTTTTCTTCATTAATTTTATTAATAAGATCTTTTTGATCTACTTTTTCAGTTACTACAGTGTAACCAGCATTTTCTAATGCTAATTTACCTTCATCTGAAATACCATCGTTTGCTAATATTTTCATATATTTTTTATTTTTTTATTTTAAATTATTCATTATATCTTATTTCATTTTCATCAAATATAGATCTCAATTTAAAGTCTCTAATAAATGATTTGAACTTTTCACAAAATGCTTCAATATTTTTATCATTTTCTTTCTCCATTCTAACTAACATCTTATTTAAAAAAGTTTCAATTGAATCATTGGTTGTTAAATTGTTTAAATTTTTACCTGGTCCTAAATATGAATTAAATAACTTTAATAGATTTGTTGAATTTCTAAAAGGTGAATTTTTATCTAGATTGCATTCATTTTCTATTTCAGAATATAATTCTCTAACTGCATTTACTGTTTCTTTATTACCCTCTAATGAGGAAAATTCTAAACCATTACATTCATGTAATTTGACCCAAAATTTAGCACCCCCTAATTCAACATTATTAGGATAATTTAATTTATCTGCTTTTGATTTAACATTTGGTATAGAAAAAGTAATTGAACTAAACTGAGAACTTCCCTTTCTAATATAAATTCTTTCTACTTTAATTAGAGTTCCCTTTGGAATTTCAACAACTTGTGTGTGTTTTGATATATTTAATTTCTCATGTAGAGTATTTCTATATTCATTATATAAAGTAAATTGCCAATCTTGTTCTAGTTTTAGAATTGTTCCAATATCTGGTATAAATAGTTCCATATAATTATTTTCTTTTTTGTATTATTTCATCAATCATTCCATATTTCTTAGCTTCAGTAGCACTCATCCAGTAATCACGATCACTATCTTTATATACTTTATCATATGTTTGACCAGTATTTTCAGAAATTATATCATATAATTCTTTTTTAAGAGAGTTTATTTCTTTTGCATCAATTTCTATATCAGATGCTTGTGCATAACTAGCACCAAAACCAAGTGGCTGATGAATCATAGTGCGACTTCTTTTAAGTGCTTTTCTCTTTCCCTTTGTGCCACCACATAAAAGAACTGCTGCCATAGATGCAGCAAGACCAGTATTAACTGTTATGATATCAGGTTTAACAAATTCCATAACATCAAGTAGTCCCAAACCGGAATAGACATCACCTCCACCAGAACAAATATAGAGTGTTATATCATTATCATTAAGACTTTCCATATATAATAATTGAGCTTTTATAAGATCACATATATAATCATCAACTTCTCCGGTTAACATAATTATTCTATCGTCTAATAATTTACTAAAAACATCTGTTGGGTGTAAAGTTGGTTCAAAAATACCACTTGTATTTTTTTTATAATAATTTATATAACTGCTGTTTATTTTTTTACTTTTTGCAAATTTTTCAAAATCAGTTGAATTATCCATTAATTTATTTTTTTCTTTTTTATCTATAAATAATATAAAAGTTTAATTAAATATAGTTTTGAAAATTAATATATACTAAAAAATAAAATAATAATATGAAAACAACTGTAGAAATTAATGGATACTTTATTGATATTGAAGAAAAGGATGGAGTTATCTCTGTAACTGCAACTAAAGATGAAGAAGTTGTAGAAGAATTCTCAATTGATACTGAAGAAGGTCAAGAAGATGAAGAAGGTCAAGACGAAGATGCTCAATCATTTGATAAATTTGATAAAGAGGAAGAGGAAGAGGATTTTGAAGATGAAGATGAAGAAGATGAAGAAGGTAAATTAGAATCTTTTCAATCTTTTATCAATAAAAAGAAATAATTAATTATTTTTTGTATATTTGCAAATAAATATAAATAAATTGGTTTATGAGTGATAAAAATGGATTAACTAAATCCAATGATAGTTTAAATAATAAGGATGTAATGTTTTATTATTCATTTGATTGGGATAATAATATTCTTGATATGCCTACTAAAATCCATATGGAACACCTAATTGATGGTGATTGGATGCCTGAGGATGTGTCTACATCAGATTTTGCTATTGTTAGGTCAGATAATGAGAATTGGAGATTATTAAATAATGATCCAGCATCAGCTTTTTCAGAATTTAGAGATAATGGACCAAGGGGTGAAGATGCTTTTTTAGATGATGTTAAGATTGCTATATCTGAAAAAAAATTCGCACCATCTTGGGATGATTTTATAGAGTGTATTATAAATGGATCTGTATTTTCTATAATAACTGCACGTGGTCATGAACCTAGACCAATGAGAAAAGGAGTTGAATATATTATTGATAATATCTTAACTAATGATCAAAAAGATGAGATGTATAATCATCTATTAAAATTTGTATACCTTTTTAATGGGGATGGTATAGATACGATACCAAGATTTCTTGATACAAATACACCATCTAAGAATAAATTAGTAATTAACTATTTAGATAATTGTGATTTTATTGGGGTTTCTGCTCCATCAAGAGGTGGTAATGCGAGTAATCCAGAAGAGGCTAAGGAGATGGCTCTTTTAGATTTCAAATCTAAAATTGATAAGTTTGCTAAAAATATTGGATTAAAAGCCAGAATTGGTTTTTCGGATGATGATTTAAAAAATGTTAAACACATTGAGTATTTAATGAATAATATAAATCATGAACGTTTTCCTAATATAGTAGAATTTGTAGTTAAAAATACAAATAATCCAAAAAATGTAACTAAATCTTCTAGAAAATTTGAAGGTATTAAAAAATATAAAGAATTTAGAGAAAGTCAAGATCCTATGCAAACATCTACTATGTCTATGCAAACACCAAATGCTGCAATGTCTGGTGATATGAATAGTCAAGAGCCATTCATAGCAAGGATGATTGGGCAAACAAAACTTTTAACAAAATTATCAAATAATGCTGTTAAAAAAAAGAAAAAAATTAAAAAAATAATAACTAAAGATGATATTACAAATCCACCTAAAATATAGGTGGATTTTTTTTGAATATCAAAACTTATATAAAAATAAACATATATTATATATATGGATAAGGAATATATAAAAGGTTTAATACAAAAAATACTAAATAAAGAATTTTCATCTTCTACTAGAAGACGTATTAATGATTTTAATGATAGATTTAATTTTTGTGCACCTTGTTGTGGTGATTCTCACAAAAATGAACATAAAAAAAGGGGTAATCTATATCTTAATAAATTGAGATACATTTGTTTCAATTGTGGTGCATCTATGACACTTGATAAACTATGTAAAAAATTTAATGAACAAGTAGATCCTGATAAAAAATTAGAAATGATAGAACACTTAAATAGTGTTGTCACTTATTCAGATTATGAAAATGATATGTCCGATGCTAAATTAGAAAATCTAATTGATTTATCAGAACTTGAAAGAGTTTTCTCTAATAATTTAACACCCATATCAGATTTTAAACCAATACAATTAAATGGTGGTGTATATAAATACTTATTAAATAGAGGTATTGGTCCAGAATTACATGAAAATATTTATCAAGGTAAATATTGGAAAAATGAAGATGAATCAGAATGGATAATAATAATGTTAAATAGGAGAGATGATAAAGTATTAGGTATGCAAATTCGTAATCTTAAAGAAGGTAAACGAAGAATGTTCAAAATATATAATTATGAAAATTTACATGAATGGGTCAGTATTGGAAAAGATGAACCTGATATTGATATAAATGAATTAGTTCTTTATAATAAATTGTCATATTATTTTAACATACTTAATGTTAACTTAGGTGATGTTATTACAGTTTTTGAAGGATATATAGATTCTATGTTTTATCCCAATTCGATTGGTTTAGTTGGAGTTAATACTGATAATACATTACTTGAGAATAATGGTCTAGATATAAGATATTTTTATGATAATGATGATGCAGGTTTTAAAAAATCCGAGCAAAAAATAAAAGCTGGTTATCCTGTTTTTCTATGGAAAAAATTATTCCAAGATATAGTGGATAAAAAGAAAACAGATGATCCTGATCGTTTATTACATAGGATAAGTAAAGTCAAGGATATGAACAAATTAGCACAACTAGTAGAAGATCCATATAATAAATTAGGACTAGATGATTTTTTCAGTAAAGATGAATATGATTTGAAATGGATACCAAAAGTTGTAAGAGTTAATAAAATACAAGAAGTTGACTATAATAAAAAATTTAAATTTTTTGATTCTTTCTAAAATAGAATGTCATTTTATTTATATATAAAAATAAAATGAAATTATGAAAAATAAATTAATTGATAATATCAAGTGGTTTTTCACTGAGATAATGAATATTTACTCTAATAAAGAATCTTTTTTCTCTAAAAAAAGAATTGAATCTGGAATTGGATTTATAATTGCTGAATGGGGTATGATATTCTTTTTGGTTAAAAAAATAGATGTTTTAGATGCTTATGGATTTGGTTTATGGGCATCTATACAATTTTTTATAGCTGGTTATATTATTAAACAAATCCAAAAGGAGAAAAGTGATAATCAAAATATATCTGATATATCTACTTCTGATTCTTCAAATGAAACAACTAATCCCGAAACAACTAATACTGATGGAACATCAACAGATGTACAAAAATAAAAAAAATCCACTCAAATGAGTGGATTTTTTTTATTTACCAAATTTTCTTGTAGTTTTATAAGATTTACTCTCATTATACTTTTTTTCAATATTTACATACTTAATAACAGCATAAACATCATTAGTTTTTAGGTCAACACCATCTACAACATAATTACCAGTCTCTGATGGTTGTTCTATTTCATAACCTTTATATGTAAGAATATTATTATGTAATTCAGAACCCTCTAATTTATCATGTAAATATGATAAACCATCTTTATATCCAGCTAATGGATCATCTTGCACTGAAGGTCTCTCAGTTGGTATAACTGATGGTCTCATCGGTCTAGCTGGTTTAGGTGTAATTGTTGGTGCAGGTGTTGTTGTTGGTGCAGGTTTAGATTCAGAACCATATACAAACTCTTCATATTTTTTAACTATTTTTCCCATTGTTTTAGTTTATTTTTACTTATATATTAATATCTATTTTTGTCTTTCTTGTATTTCATTAACAACAAAATCAAAAAATATATCTAACTCATACTCCAATCCCTCACAAAAATCATATAAATCATATTTTTCATTCTTTATGAAAAATTCAGGTATTATAAATCCATCATTTAATAACACAATCTTACCCACCATTCTACCTGGTATTCTTCTACCACTTGATAATTTTAAATCAGGGCAATATATAATACCAATATAGTGTGTTTCAATTTCAGATGTCTTTTTATTCCTTTTAACTTCCTTATTTATGTATTCAAATTTAAATATCCCAAGATCATCTATAAAAGTCCTATCCGCCTCATCTTTTAATAAAATTTTAAGATACTCTAATTCTTCACCATTCTTAAAAGAATCTAAAAAATCAATTTCTAATTTACTTAGTGCTGAAATACCATGTTTAGATATCTTATCTAATAAACCATCCACCCTTTTCTGAATACCATAATCATTATCTTCCATAAGATATTTAATACTTTATAGTATATATTAATATTAGAATTAATATTTTATACAATTACTTTCCAGTTATTGAAATATGGTTCTTTATCTAATAACCTATCTCTTACTGTTTTATAGACTAAGTCCAAATCACCAGAAGTTTGATAAATTGATATAAAATTATTGTTTATTTCACTAGGATTGAAATCATTATATATATTGTTTAATATATTGTTTATTTTATTATCCCTTTCCCACTTCTTAACTTCAGTTGACCAACTATCAATAAAGAATATAAGAAAATCCTCAGTAGTATGATCTCTAATCATGTCAAAGTCTATCCCATCATAGAACCGAATAATAGATGTTGTAATATTTATCTCCTCAATTAATCTCATAAAATAAAATAAAATAAAAATGATGTAGATTTTCTACATCATTTTTTAGAAACCTTTCCAAATCCACCAAATATATCCTGTATAACTGATAATCTTTCTGTAATTTCTGGCATACCCAATGGTTCAATAATTGTATTGATTGGTGATAAAATAGATTTAGCAAATTGTATATCATAATCTATTTCAGGTGCTACCTCAATAGGTAATGATCCCCTAATATAGGCAAATATATCACCATTTTTCTTATTCTTACAATAATAATACTTAATCTTTGTCCCAGACTTAATAAATTCATATCGTGTTTGTAACTCCTTATTCTGTTTCAATAAATAATTATGATATGCACTTGCTTTAACTGCAAAGTGAGCACCATTAACAAACTTTAATGGCAATGAATTATCATCAATTACCTTAGTATCATAATTAGAACAAGATGATTGCATTGAAATATCATCAATATCAGCTAACTCAAATTCCTTTCTAAGATTCTTAACCAATTTTAATAAGTCCTTTATGTTAAAGGTATCAGAATTCTCAAATAAATATTTAACAATTGTGATAATCTTTTCCCTTGCAAATAAAGGTGTGGAAGATCTTACCAATTCAACTCCCTTTGGAAATAAATATGTTAACCTATCGTAATTTATACCATCCTCAAATGAAACATGTTGAATATATTTCTTTTTTGCCAAACTGATAACCGATTCTGATATACGTTCTAACTCAAAATCTTGTCTGTTCTCAACACCATATAAATCACCATAATCTACTAAACACTTTTTAAAATATCCACCATATCTGAAATGGTCTATACCTTGGATATAATCCAATTCTTTACACCAATTCCATTTAGGTTTAACCGTTAATGCACCATTATTTATTAAATCATTTAAACCATAATCCTTAACAAATACACCATCAATTAAAACCAAATCATATTCTAATGTTAATAACTTCTCAAATTCATCAACAGTTTTAGAAATACCTAAACAATTTGGATTATTAAAACTTGGAAGTTCATTTGATAAAATGATAAATTTCTTACCAATGGAATTTAACATATTCGTGTTGAATATTAAATTCTTCCATTCTGAATGTCGAATTGCTGGTTCAAATGACACAAAAAGAGAATCTGTGTCCGCGTAAATACTTACATTTTCATCCTCATTAATTTTACTAACATTTTTTATACATAAATTCTTATGTAATTCAACATCTAGATGCCATTGATTGTGCCAATAATCTTTATTAACCTTATCCATTGTTTGTGTAAGCTGCCTACCTTGTGCAGTTATACTTCCAGCAACCGCATTATTATATAATACGAAGTAGGAAGCTGCCATCGCTCCGTAAGAACCGTTCAATACTAATTTTAGTCTTTTACCCCCAATACATTGTATTGGGGGCTACAAAAGAGCGAGCTGAAGGGCATTGTAATAGTCTGCCTCCTTCTTTAGCTCGCTCGCTTGTTTTTTTAAAGACTCGATCTTTAATTTTTTTTCTTCTCTAGTCATATATATTATATCAGAAATAATCAAATTAGTTTTAAAGGGGGAGTATATTATTTTATATATAATTAAAATAGTATAAACGATATGATTAAAGAATATAAGATTTTAATGAAGATAAATTATAGAAATGTATCACATTTTAGAAATTTAGGATATGAAATAGAAAATGGTGTTAAGGAAATGTATATTTCAGTTTGTGATTTGTTCCAGGGCTCAAATGTTAAGGTAACTGCGGTATGTGAAATATGTAGTTCTGAAAATATAATAAATTATAGTAAGTATTTAGTTAATTTTAATAGGAATGGTAAAAACTATTATTCTTGTTTTAAATGTAAAAATATTGAGAAAGAGAAAACATGTATGGAAAAATATGGTGTTAAATCATATTCAATGACAGATGAATTTAGAGAAACAGAAAGTTTAAAATGGAAAGGCATTAAGAAAGGTGGTGATAAGGGTGAGAAAACTATGTTAGAGAGATATGGTGTAAGATCTTATTTTGAAACGCAGGAAAGTAAGGACTATAATAGAAAGTGGATGTCATCTGATGAGTTTAGAAATAAAAGTAAGGATACATTGATAGAGAAATATGGAGTAGATTCATATTCAAAAACTGATGAATTTAAAAATAGAATGGCCGAACAAAATGAAGTTTCAAAGGAAAAGTCAAAATCTACATTTTTGGAGAGATATGGTGTTGAGTGGTATACTCAATGTGAGGAATATAGGAATACTTGTATTGAAAAGAAAGATGAGACTATCTTAAAAAATAAGGAAACATGTATGGAAAGATATGGAGTTGATAATGTTAGTAAAGTTCCTGAAGTACAACAATCTATGAAAAATACTAAAATAGAAAGAGGATCTATACTACCTGATCATTTATTAAGTGAGTGGGAAATATATAAAAAGAATGTTAGACGAATAACTAATAAATTTGAAAAAGAATTATATGAAAACTGGGATGGAATTGATCATTATGATGGTGAGAATATAAAGGGATATTTTTCACATACTCATACACATCGTTTCTATCCGACAATAGATCATAAAAATTCAGTTTATTATGGATTTTTAAATAACATTGATCCAAGTGAAATTGGTTCTATTGAAAATTTATGTATAACTAAAAGATATATAAATTCTACCAAATCCAGGATGATAGAGAAAGAATTCTTAGAAAAGTTAAAAAACCAATCCTAATTCTGATCATAAAACCACATTAGTATCACTATCCAACCCATTTTCATTGGTAAATTGGTTTTCATCCACATTTTCATTTATAATTAGTTTATCGTCTTTTATAATTTTACTAGGTCTTTTATAGTCTTTCATAACCTTAACTGGTTTTTCAATTATTATAATTTTTCTTCTATTTAATGAATTTATTATGGAATCTTTTTCTAGTATTTCGTATTGTAGTATTTCGTTATCTGTGATTAGTTCGTTATTGTCTTTATTCATATTATTCATAACATATAATAGTGATATTATCACTAGAATAAGCACATATGGAAATCTTGAATTTCTCACATTATTTCTATAATATGTTCGTCTATTATTCATATTCACTTTCATCAAAGCTTTGTTCGTAGGATAGCATTAGATTTGTGGTATTATCTTTAATTAGCATAAAATTTTCAAATATACTAAAATCTATATCTTTGCTATCATCTATACATTTTAGGAATCTTTTATTTAATATCATTGTTGAATTTCGGTCATCCATTGTATCAAATATATCTAATTCCCAAGCACCAGTTTCTGATATAACTACTTTTCCGTTATTTACATTTATATTGAGTAATTTATCACCATTTATAGATGATAATTTTTTAATATCATTAAAATCTTGTTTATATATGGTAAAATTCCATTTACGATGTCTTAGGTTAAGTCTATCATTTAATATATCTTTTGTGATATCTCTAATTTCATAGTGTTCACCGGCAACCCAATTAATTTTAAGTTTACCACCTGTTATTTGTATTGTTCTAGCAACCATTACATTATCATCATCTTGGGATGATTTATGTGTTAAGTTTATAACTACATTATCTGATTCTTTTAAGAAGTTTAAGTTTTTAACAAATTTTTTAGCATTTAATATAACTACATCGATTGAGTATTCAAGTTCATCAATAATGAAATAGTCATTTGTATCAATTAGATAATTTTTAAATGCTAAAAGCACTGCCCCACCCAATGTTGAGTACATCATAACATTATCGTTATCAATTTTGAGTTTAATAGTATCTGATATATCAGTTAGGTCTGCTAACTTTGATATAAAATCAGGGAACATATCAGATTTTACTTTTATTTTTGTTTTATTGCTCATATAATTTAATCTTATAAATAATATATTCAAAAAAGACATTTTTGTTTATTTTATTTTAATATATAATCTATGATAAAAAAATGGAATAGATATATTTTAGAATTTGTTGATAATTCAAATAGTATGATAGATGCAAAAATGCAGGAAATTAGTGATTTGGTTAATAGTATTTCACAAAGTCAGGCACAAGCACAGGATCAATCAATATCATCAAATTTGATTTATGAGTGGGAGAATAAAAATGATCATGATTTGATTGTTAATTTCACAAAAGATGATTTAGCTATTAAATATGAGTTTAGTATTGATGATCTTTATATAACAAAATATGCGGGTGATAGTATAGATTTTGAAAAATCTGTTAAATCGGTTGATGAGGGCTTGGATATTATTGAAAAGGATATTCAATTTATTTTGGGTATATCAGAAAAAAAAATAAATAATGTTATGAAATTTAAATATTTAAAAGAGTATAAGAACTTTAACAGACATCCTGAGAATAGTTATGATTTGGATCCTAATGATAAGGAGAGAATAAGTCGTAAAGAGATGGAAAAGAGGTTAATTGATGTTTCATCATTTGATGAGAGCGATTTAAAAGCAATGAGTGATAGTGAGGTTAAAAAACTATATCATGCTATGGAAGTTGATGCAACAGCTGACAAAGAGGAGGATAAAGAGATAGATAAAGATATTAGAGATTAATGAGAAAATTTACTAAAATAATAGAATCACTAGAAAGTGAGATTTATACTGATATTAAAAATATATTTATTAATTTGATTGATAATGGATTTGAATTAAAAATTGATCATGCAAAACCTTTCTATTCTATACATCTTACTCGTTATGGTTCTAAAGATGATAATATGGATTATATGGAATGTATTAATGATATTTACATTGCTAATAAAAGATTATTTGATCTTGGTTTAGATTATTTTAAAGCTGATGAAATGATAATAGGTAAGAAAACTAATGATGGAACATATTCTGATATTTTTTTGAGATATAATGATAGTACTTCTGTACCATCAAAGGATGTTCATGGTTGGAAAGAATTTAAATCATATGTTGAGAATGTTCTAGGTGTTAGTGGAATTGAAGGTAAGTTAAATGATGCAAGTTATTTTAGAATAGATGTTGCTAATGAAAATGGTTGGAAAACACCAGAATATTTTGGTTGGCAAATAGATATAGATCGTTCTGTTGATAATGCTGTGGATGTGTTTGTTGCTGAATATCCAGGTTATGAAGATTTTCTTAGAGGTATTCTTAAAAGAAGACTTGATTATGATGCTCTTTGGTCTAAACCAAGAAGAAAAGAGTATATAGGCAATGATGAAATAGGTAATCCACTTAAATTTGATAAGGAAGGTATTGAAGTAGTTGAGAAGCTTTTGGAAATGGCTAAAAAGTTTCCAAATAAGATTAAAGTTAACAAATTATAATGAGAAAATTTAGTAGAATAGTAGAATCAAATGATCCAAATATAGAAGAGATAAAATGGATTTTTATTGATTTAATTGATAATGGATTTAAGATTGAGATTAAACCATATTGGGAAGACGGTATGTTTTATTTATATAATAAAGAAAATCAACATTATGCTGATAAAAATAAAAATGGTTATTTAATAGTAGGTCACGCTGAGAAATTGACAGAAGCCAATCCATTTAAAGCTCTTAGAGATTTTCTAAGCATAGAAAAGAGAATGTTAGATTTAGGTTATGAATTAGATGATGATGGTAAAAGTGCTGATAATTCTCTAATAGAAATTGGTGGTAGATGGGTTAATAACTATCAATTTCGTTTCCCATTTAAAGAAATAAAAAACGACACCAAATAGTGTCGTTTTTTTTATTTTAATAATCTATCAAAGTATTCTTTAAATAGATCATGATTTACTGCAACTGATATTCTACTACAATTATCATGTATTCTCATTTTTAATAATGAGAAATTATTAATTGGTACACTTGAAATTTTATACTCTAATAATTTCTCATAACCAATACTAATTACTGCAAATGGTCCAATTGGTATGCTTGTATATTCATTGAACAATAGCCCATTATCAGTTAGATATTTAATATTTTTAGTTATGTGTTCTACTGTTATATTTCTATAATTTGATATTACTTTTTTTTCTTTTAACAATTCAGATATTATTATTTGGGGTAAAGTTGATATTGAATTATATTTATAAAGAGATCTTATTTTTAAAGTTTGATATAATCCGTTATTTTTAGTTGAAATAAATCCGATTCTATATCCTGATAAACCTATTGATTTTGAAAAAGATGATACTAGAATTACATTATCATATAGAAGTTCAGATATTTCATTACTATTAAATAAATGATAGTATGGTAAGTCTAATATAACAGTAATATTATTATCCTTTGTATAATCTATAAAAGTTTTTAATGTTTTAAAATCAGGACAATATCCGGTTGGATTAGATGGGTAGCACAACATAACAACACCACTTCTAGGTCTGAAATTATCTAGTGAGAAGTCATCAAATGTTTTTATATCCTTATCATGAGTTTTTAATATTTTATTCCAAGAGCCCCAGTGGAAATTTGGAATCCAAAATATATTATTATCAAGTGAGTTTATAATTAGATCTAATGCAGCCATTCCACCAGGTGTTATAATTATATTATCTTTTATATCAAAGTCCTCTCTAATGGCTTCTATTAGTTTGGGATGACCATCATTCCCACTATATTGTTGAGTAGTCAAGCTATTGAGGTCTAAATTAATATTAACTGAATTAATATCAATATTTGTAACATCCATAATACCTCTATGTAATTTAAGATATTTTAGACCTGTTTCATTTTCTAATTTTTGTATTTCTTCACCTATTTTAACGATAGATGAATAGGTTACTGTTGCTTTATTTATTCTCATAACATATTAGGTATATTTTCATGTATAAATTTTTGTATTTCTTTTAATTTGGATTGTGTTGTGTTTACATCCAATTGTATTCTCCACTTTTTAGTATCTTCAATAATTTCATCATTTATTTCTTCAACAATTAATTCAATTTCTTGCTCATTTATAGGTTCAAATAATGGTTCACCTGGTAAACCATCTTTTCCTATACCTTTTGCTGTAAGCATGTTATCATAACGAAGATACATTTCCGAGCCATTAAGTCCTTTCATTAAATATCTACCATCCTCTGTTGGTGTGAATACTTGACCAGCATCATATATTTTAACTTTATCAAAAAAGTCTTCAACATACCAATCTTCTTTTAATCTAAATTTCATATTTATCTTCCTAAATAATTTAATAATTCTATCATATTTTTAATAGTAAACCCAAATGCTTCTAGATTTTTAACAGTATCTCTTAAAAAGGTTATGTAGCTTTCTATTAGTTCAATACAACGATCGTTCTCAGCTAAATGTGCATCTATTAGTATAGCTTTTTCGCCTGTATTTGTTTTAACTTGAAACCCGATTGCATAAAAAACAAATTTATCTTGTCTTATTTTTTTAATCTTGGTGGATTCTTTACTTCTTTTATTTAAAAAGAAATTTATATTTTCATTTATCATTTGTCTGTATGATAGTGCTAATGATTGTGCTTCTAATATTTTTTTCCCGTTAGAAGGATTAGAAAGATCCACTGTTAATACTTTGAACAAAGGTTCAACATTATTATTCCATTCGGTTCTTTTATCATTAAAAAATTCTTCTAATTTATCATTAGTTTCTTTTATTTTACTAATTCTATCCAGTTCTTCTTGATTATAAAGGTTCATTTTTATCTAATATTTTTATCATTTTCCAATCTCTGATGAAATCTTTTTTATATGCATCTGAAAAAGCAGTATTGATTAAGTTGTCAAATATTTCACTTTTTTTTGTTTCCAAATAATTTTCTATTTTTTCTGACCAAGTATCAATTAATGTATCATCTTTAAATGTCACTTCATCATCTTTACTATTACCATAACTTATTTCAATGAATTTAAATTCGCTACTAATGTAGATACTTAATCTATGGAAGTATTTATTTAACCCTTTATCATCTTTTTGATCAGGAGTAAAGTATATATAGTAATTTGTATAATTACCACTTACTTCTGCTTTAAGTTCAACTCTATCATCTTCCCTACGTTCAAAGAGAAATTCTAATAGTTCTTCAAGTTTTTCCATATTAATTTTATATATAGTTATATTGAAAGTTTATTTTTTATAAATTAATTAGGATATTTCAAATTAATATTATATATTTGTTAAACAATCATTAAATATTTACACCATGAAGATCTTCAAAATTAAAACTGATTTAACTAAAGAAAGAGATGAGATATTAACATCAAATTTCACTAAAGATGAGGAAGATAGAATATTTAACTTTTTTGAAAATGGTAATAGATCGTATGATATGTTTGATGAAAATGGTCATATGTTTGTTTATTATTTATGTAATCAAGAAGCTTTAGAATATATAAAATATTTATTTTATAAATATGAAGTTAAATTTGATATAGATGATATAACTAATGATTTCTTAATTGGTAAAATTGATATTAGTGATAGCCATTTTCAAAATTATTTAATAGAAAATTTAAATGTTGATACAATCCTAGATAAGATTAATGAATTTGGATTTGAATCATTAACAAATGTTGATAAAAAAATATTAAGTATTAATAAATGAAAAAAAGAGATAAAAATTATCTATTTTTTTCATTTAAATGTTATTTGTTTTAATTTGAATCATTGACACCACTCTTTCCTTTAACCAAAGTATTATCAATCCATTTTTCACCTTCTTTTACAACTGATTTACATCTATCAAAGTGCACTTTAGCGAATTCATCTTCTTTAACTGTTTTGTAATCAGCATTTTTATATAAATAAGCATAAACAGTTGGTGCTTGTTTACCTGCATAGTTTATTGCATTTTGTCCATCAAATCCAAAGCTTGAACCATATTGTTCAAATCGTTTCTTTAAAGATTCTTTAGAAAGTTTACCATCTTGTAATGATTTCCAATTCGTATTGATATCCTTAGACCACTCACCATCTTTAGGACCAAACCAACCTTCTTCTATTATTTCATCTTTATAATTAAATGCATCAAAGGTTTTTAAGTATTTAAAATTTTGCATAATTTTTTTTATTTTTATTATTTATATATTAACTTATAAATATCATTTTTATATGTTTTCTTGTGGATTATCACCTTTAAAGTCTTTAAAAGATTTTACTTCTGGTTCTTCTGAATTAGTAAAATCATCACTTTGTGTACCTGCTAAAAAATCGAAAACTTGTTCTAAGTTCTCACTTGCTACTGATATATGATTAGAAGCCCAATCATGATCTTTAAGTAAATCATCTACATTATTTTCATCCATTTCCAACATTTCATCAACTAATCTTTTAATTGTTTTTAAATTACTAAAAAACATATAATTTTCAGTTTCCATACCTTCATTAGTAGCACCTTCACCTTTTTTCCAACCACCTTTTGCTCTTATAGCAAATATGATTTCACTCATTTTTTCTTTATTCTTTTTAGGAACATCTTTACCATCTTCTTGGTATTTATCATTTTCTTTTTTAAGATCTGATTTCATTTTTTTAAGTTCTGCTATAGTTTTATCAGCATATTCTCCTGTTTTTTGAACCTCAACTTCTTTACCTTTCCATTTCTCGTTAAGGGTATTGAATTTTTTTATTATCATAGTAATTTATTTTATTTTTATTATATATTAATTTTTATTTTGAAGAAAAAGTTGAAAAAAGTAAGATTTTTAATTAAATATATAGATTATAAAAAAATATTAAAATTAATATGAAATATTTAAAAAATTTTGAAAGTTATTCAATAGATACAACTAATGAGGCTTTTTTAGGTGGTTTGAGACCACAAGCTGTTATAAAAGAAATTCTTGCAAATCTTGAAAAAGAAAAAGAAACACTTAAAAAAAAATATAATGATTATGCTGCTAGTTTTGGTGATAGATTTGATGTTGCTAAAAAAAATGCACCAAGTGTAGATGCTTTCTTGGGTGGAAAAATAGGAGCAGATGCTGTTAATCCTTCAGATGTTGCAAAGGTAGTTATGAAGGCAAAAATAGTTAAACAAAAAGAGAATGGTGAATGGGAAGATGCTGGTAAATACGGTGGTCCAGAATCGGGAACTGGTGCTGAAGGAGCTTTTTAAAAATAAAAAACCATCTTTAAGATGGTTTTTTATTTTATATATCCATTGGATGTTTTATTTTTTTATCTTGTAAAAATAATTTATCATTTTCACTCAAGCTATCTATTCCATATTTAGATATTTTGTCTAAGATATCATCTTTATCAAGAAAATTTTCTCTATATTTATGAAAATCATGTTTCATATTATCCTCTGCAAAGCCATATATAGATGTATCGTGCATTGTATAAAGAATTTCATCAGTTATATCTTGAATTATTGTATATCCATCACAACCTTCGTGTATTTTGCTATCTAAATACTTAAAAAGTTCTAACCTATCTTCACCGAAGATGATGCCTAGCATCAAATGTCCATTTTCCCAATGACACACTTTACCATCAAACATATAAAAATTTGAATAAGGATCATTTTCAAATGAATCATATTGTTCAATTTCCGAATTACTTAATCTTATTAATCCATCAAAGGTATCTTCGTTGGAGAAACTAGATAATATTTTATAAACCCTTTTCATATCTTATTTGTTTGTTTTATAAATATACAAATATTTTTTAAATAAACAAACATTTTTGATATTTATTAAATCTTTTTATCAAAAATATAGAGATCATATATAGTATTTCCTTTTACATTCTTTATACTTTTAAGAACTTGACCAGTTATTGAATCTAATACTTTATATACACCTAATTGATTATTTTTATCAGTATTTACTTTAACTGTATTTCCTGGTTGACCTAATGCACCTAAAACTGCTAGATATTTGTTACCATATACACTTTTAAGAAATGTAATTTTAAGACCAGCAACATCTTTTATATCGTTTATATATGCATTTTCAGCCACTTTGGTTAAGTCTAATTGACTTTCGGTATCTTTTACTATGATAGATGAAAATTTCTTCTCTGGTGTCCCTAATTCAACTTCTTCTCTAGGTTGTATTTTATTTTGATTAACAAGTGCTTGTTGATTTCTTCTAATTGCTGCAAAATCAGCTTTAGCTATAATACCACCTCTCATTCCTTTATCATTCATATTATAACCAGCTGGTGCTAATCTATAAAAAGACCCAGTAAATGTCATTGATAATATTCTATCTGTTCTGAACATTCTCCATATTTTATTAATATGTCTTCTATTAGAAATTGACCATCCATTTAGATGCCACCCTCTAAGTAATGTTTTACCCTTAGCTGATCTACCTAAAACCATTGGGTAGATCACTCTCTCATGCCCAGCAAAGTGATCATCTTCTGCGCCTTTATAATTTATAAGCATTACCATACCATATTTAATAGCTTTTATCATAACCTCATCAGAATATTTAATAGGTTCATTAATGGGAATATTTGCAATATCAGTTACATTTTTCAAGGAAAAACGAGGTATAAATTCATTATCTTCCTTAATAGGATAGTACTGTTTTACAACATATTCAACAGGTTTAAGATTATAGTATGTTCTTGAATGTGATAAACTCATATTCTATATATTAATTATATATTTTGTATTTTGTAATTTAATATATAATGAAATAAAAATAATTTTAAATTATGTCAATTAATAATAGAGAAGATGCTAATAGATATTATCAATTAGTAAATGAATTAGTGGATGATTACATGAACAAGAGTAAAATAAGACCATCTAATTTGAAAAGATATTTACAACCAGGATCTGAAAGATTTAATAAATTTATATCAAGAAACAACTTAAAGGATGTAAGTGGTATTGAAAGAGTATTAGAAGATGTAATAGATGATAGGGTTAATATGGAGGTTGATGGTGTATTAACTTTTGAGAATTTTAAATATTTCGAATCTGATGAATTTAAAGTAAGTTCACTTAAACAATGTTTATATAAAGGTATTGAAAAATCAGATATAAATATGGAAAAAATATTAGCGGATGTATTTGATACTAATATAGGTTCTATTGATATTATTGATACCGAAAGACATTTATTTGATATAAATGATTGGAATGGTAAAAATATAGAAGTTCTTATTTATTCTTTAGAAGAATTAAAAGTTATAGAGGGAAATATATTTGATTATTTATATAATGAACTTTGTAAAAAAGATATTGAATTAACTAGTAATATACGTGTTAAATTATCTGATTTAGTTAAAAGAGATATATTTGAAGATAAAATGTATGGTATATTTAAAATAAATGAAGATGGAAATACACCTGATTTTTTGATAAAATTAATATCAGATCTGACTAATATGTCTTATCACAAATCATTCAATAATTACTTCATTTGGGTTGAAAACATGCAACATCATGATATATATAAATAATAATTTAGTTTTTCTTAATTTTTCTTAAATAATATATAAAGAAAAAATTAAGAAAAAATTATGTTATTGAAAAATGGTTCAACAGGAGAAGATGTTAAGAAGCTTCAAGAAAAATTAGGTTTAAACCCAGATGGTTCCTATGGTTCTGGTACTGAAGGTGCAGTTAAGGAATGGCAATCAAAAAATGGATTAACTCCGGATGGTGTTGTAGGTGATAATACTTGGTCTAAGTTATTTGGTAATGATACTGTAAAAAATCCAACGCCTATTAGTAGTGAGTTTAAATTAGAAAATTTAAAAACACATATTCCAGATTCTGTTATAGCACAGATACCTGATACAGCATCTAAATTTAATATTACAAATAACTTAAGGTTAGCACATTTCTTAGCACAATGTGCTCATGAGAGTGGTGATTTTAAGTGGGTTGTGGAATTTGCATCAGGTAAAGCATATGAGGGTCGTAAGGATTTGGGTAATACTGAACCTGGTGATGGTGTTCGTTTTAAAGGACGTGGTTTTATACAATGTACAGGTAGAGTTAATTATACGGCATTTTCTAAGTTTATTGGTGAAGATTGTGTAGCTAATCCTGATTTAGTTTCAACAAAATATCCTATGGCATCTGCTGCTTGGTTCTTTGATAAGAATAAATTATGGTCAATATGTGATTTGGGATCAAGTGATGATGTTGTAACTAAGGTTACAAGACGTGTAAATGGTGGAACAAATGGTCTTGATTCTAGATTAGAAAGATTTCATAAATTTTGGGCTTTATTAAAATAGTCTAAGACGTAAAAAGGGTGCAATCAAGCACCCTTTTTTTTGAAACCATTTTCATGGTTTAATTTTTCTTTAAAATCTAAAAGAAATTGACATTTTTCATATTCTTCTTTTGTTTTAAAATATAATAACATTTCATCAATAAAATCAATTGTATATGGTTTTAGTTTTTCATCAAAAGGTTTATTATTTTTAATTCTACTGAAGCTATTATTGATTAAATAATCGTAACTATGTATTTTAATATCCATTATTTGTCTTCTTTACTTAAGTGGTCTAGGAACTTTTTTTCATGATCTGAAAGGGTTTCATAACCCATTTCATTTATTTTATCTAATATTTCATTTAGATCTAATTTTCTTTCATTTTCAATAATTATTTTATCAACATCTGAATTAATATCATCTTGTTCTAATATATCATTGAAATTGAATTTTTCTTGTATTTCTGATAATTTATTTTGAAAATCAGTTTTGGAAATTGTATAACCCATTACTTCTATAGTATCATCTATGTCATTTGAATATATATTATATACCTCTTGTATAATTTCAGTTTTTAAGTCTATATCTATTAAGTCGGATGTATATAGGCATTTATCATCTTTAAATATGCAAAGCATTTGTTTATCTAGCATAAGAATAATTTTAACTTCTTTCCAGTCCTTTAATCTAGTGTCAATATATATTATATCATTAACTCTATTAATAAATTTTGTTTTACCAACTCTTAAATTATTTAAAATTTCGTTAAATTGATCAGAAACATCTTTAATTATTTTTTTATTTTGGAAATATTTTACACTTTTATTGAAAAAAGATGTAAATAAAATACCAAAAATAAATCCAAATCCTAATAAATTAATTGTAGTCATATTTTCCTATTTTTATATATTATATATATTTTTTCTTATTTTGATTAGTAAATCGTTAATAAAATCCATCTCAACTTTATCAGGTAGATTAGAATTAGCGAATAATTCATCAATCTCTACCATTTCTTTCTCAACCTCATCAATTAAAGTTTGAAGATCTATTTCACCTCTTCTAATTGAGATTAAATATTTAGCATCATCGCGTCTAACATTGATACCTTTACCTTCTGCGATCTCTCTTGCCATAGACATAAGGCGTTTGGAGTGCATCATATTCTTACCATCAATTTTTTGACCGTGAGATTTAACATCGACCCATCTTGCTTCATTTTTATTTGCTAACCAATCTTCGTAAGATTTATAATCTTTACAATGTTCTGAATAACCATCTTTATTATAAATAATGTTACAGATAGGTGTTTCGCCTTTTGGTATACTAGAAAGTCTTAATTGGTTTGATTCAGCAACATTTGAACCTTCACCGACTTTAATAATGCCCTTATATCCAAGACCAACAGCATCACCTTTTTCCTTGTAAATTTTCTTATTGTGTTCTCTATCTTCTACTGACTCAGATTCTGAAAAACACATGTGAGCCTTCAAATCATAATATACCGCATAAACATCTCTAGCGTTCGGTACATTTACAACGCCACAAAACTTTTCATCATATCTACCGTTGCTCCATTTTTTCCAAGGAATAGATTTTGGTCCTTCAATAACATAAACAAAGTCAAGTACATCTTTACGAGTTACTTTATCTTTTTCCCAGTTTTGTTTTTTATTTTGACCTTTGGCTTTTTTAATTTGTTCGATTCCATAACCACCAAAAGATTTAGCACAAATTTTAGTGATAAATTTATCTCTATTATTTAGTACCTCATCAAAGATAGGATCTTTATAGATAATACAATCATCTGGTGTATTAAGTAATTCTAAAATATTTGGATTATTTGATGCTAATAGATCTAGAAATCTTCTTATCTCATAGATAACTGTATCATTTTTTTCATCATTGATTTGTTCGGTGTAATTAAACCCAAGTATATCATCAATCTTTTGAATAAATACACCTGCGTAGTCAGTATCTGAATTTTCAACATTAGTACCATATGCTTGTGATCCTCTAATAACTAGCAACAGGGGTTTGGCACCAGGTGATTTTTCTTGTATGAGTTTAAATAGTTGTTGTAGCATAGTTTAATAATTAATTATTTACAAATATAGTAATTATTTACAAAAGACCAAAGTAAAATTTAATATATAATAAAAAATAATAAAATTTTATGCCAGGAACAGGTAGTTATATTGGTCCAAATGTTAATTCTGATTATATAGGTGATATTGGTACTTTACTTTCAGAGATAAAGGATAATTCTTCACAATTGATTAAACCTAAAGATGTTAGAGATTCTGTTTGGACGTTATGGAATAGAATTGATGATATTCAGATAATTGCTAGTCAATCAGCAACCTCATCAAATGCAGTTTACTATAGTAATAGTAATCCAACAACACAAACTGTTGGAGGTATTTCATTAGGTACATCATTTAGTGGTACATATTCTATTCAACAAATGTTTGATATGTTATTATATCCATATGTTGCACCAATATCAAGTATATCAATTCCTATTAACAACCCTAGACAATTTGGTGGATCAACTTCTGTTAGTATTAACTGGGTTGCAACTAAAACTAAAAATAATATAACGAGTATTAAAGTTGATGGTTTGACTGTAGCACCAACTGGTAATACTCAAACTGGTGTTAAAACATCTGTTGGTACTTATAGTCTTAATCCAGGTGTCCAAGAAGTTCAATCATTTACAATGTCAGTTGGTGATGGTACTTCAACTGTTACATCAACAACTACATTAGTTTGGCAAAATAAAATTTATTGGGGTAAAGTTGATTTAAGTACTTTATCTAATCCAAATCTAACAACTGATCCATCATATTCTAATTCTGTTGGTTCTTTTATAAGTGATAGTGTTATAAAATCATTAAATGGTGCAGGTGTATCACCTGGTTATGTGTTAACAAATACGTTTTCAAAAACATATGTGAATATAAATGGTGGGGGTATGTATTTGGTATTTGCTTGGCCTAGTGTATTTGGAACTCCTAGTTTTGTTGTTAATGGGTTATTAAGTACAGCCTTTACAAAGGTTAGGGGTGTATCTAATTTAAATTCATTTACAAATGAACTTGGTTTTACATCTAATTATGATGTGTGGGTTAGTAACACTGCTCAAAACTCACCACTTACAATAATAATAAGTTAAAATAAATATAAGATATGCAAAATACAGGAACTTTAATATCATCATCAATAAGACCAAATAATCCAAGTGATGCTATAGCAACCGTTTATGCTGTTGAAGCTAAAGGTGGTCATCATTCATATGCTTTATTAACTGATAGAGATTCAATTATTAAAGAAAGAAGAGAATGGGGTATGATTTGTAGTGTATACAATGATGTTAACCCATTGAATAATGGTACATATCAATTGAAATATGGTTATGTTGATTCTAATATAAATAATAATTTAAATTGGGTTAAATTCGTAACAGGTGGTTCATCTACTAGTGGTGATACTTATTGGTTAGATCCAATTATATCAGTAGCTAGTGTTGAATATATCTCTCCTAGTGATGGAGATCGTTATTTATTGGGTGATTCTCCAAGTGGAGTTAATTGGGGAGTTTTAGTTAAAGGTGATATAGTTCAGTGGAATGCAACTAAGGGTATTTGGGTAGTAACTACACCAAAGGATGGTATGTCAGTTAGAGTTAATAACCAAGATAATATAATATTTCGTTATGACTTAGGTAAGGGTTTTTGGGTAAAGGAGAAAGAGAATCAAATATTACCAATAAGTGCTGTTACTAGTGATGGTATTGTTTTCACATCTACTTGTGATAATTTATTTACATATCAACTTGATACGATATATATTGTTCAATTTTCTACTACTAATAATAGTACTACATTAACATTGAATATAAATGGATTAGGTGCTAAAACTTTGAAAAATCAGAGTAGTGCAGGTTTGGGTGATTTTGTAAAAGGTGAGATTAATCCTAATGTTTTGTATAATATTCAATATGATGGTACTTATTTTAGATTAACTAAACCTAGTAGTGATCCGACATTAGTTCGTTATAATATAAGATCAAATGAAACCGTTATAGTTCCAGCATATCAGGAGTATTTAGTTTATGGTGACATGGTAGTTAATGGTAATTTGAATATAGATAATAATGGTAAAGTTGTTGTTATTAATGGTTCGTTTAATGTTGGTGTTGGTGGGACTGTATCAAATTATGGTAATGTTCAATTATTGAATATTCCATTGGGGACAGGTAGTGGTCTAGTTAGTAAATATTCTGTTAGTATTTCATTGGTTTCTAATACTCCATATACACTTACACATAATCTTAATTCATTAAGTGTTGGTGTTACATGTTGGAATGATAGTACACAAAATATGTTTTATCCATCTATAAGTAGAAATGGTTCTAATAGTGTTGTGATTACTTCTACTAGTTCAGTATCAAGTGCTACTATAGTTGTTATGGGTTAGAAATTTAAAATTGTTTCTATATTTTCTAAATTAAAACCATCTAGTGGTTTACCACCATTTTTAAGATAGTTTTGATACATATCATTATAATCATCTTCTGAATAAAATTTATTATCAGATGCTAGTATAACATCAGTATCATGATAATTTATTGTATTTGGGCTTTTCTGTGTACCATATGATGGTCCAAAATAACTGAAGTTTGGATTTGTGGGTATTTCAGTACCTGATATGGATTCTTTTACAAATTTATTAAATCTTTTAATCTTCATTATTATTGGCTTCTATTTTTTCGAAATATTCATCTTGTATTTCAAGTGAATAACTTTTTTTCCCTATATTATAAATTAAATTGTATAAATATTTATCTTCTAGATAATGTTTTTCATTTCCCCTCATGTATATTATAGCTTTATCATCTTCAAAATCATTTTCAATATTTAGTATTTCTAATCTAAATGCACCATCTTGATCTTCCAGATTGCATATTATTTTTATGTTTGATTTTAATAATTCTTTAATTTTAGATGATGTTGTATTTTTTGATAATAGCATATAATCATTTAAAATATCATTTTTAGTTGCTTCGTATAGGTCAATAAAATTCTTTTCCCTTTCAGAGAGTTTCTTCTTTTTATTAATCTTTGTAAGAATTCTATCTAATTCTATATCCTTTAAAGACTCACCTAGAAGATAATATTTAATTATTTTTTTAATTTTCATATTTTCTGTTAACATATATATTAAGAAGTATAATCGTTTTTTATATATACTATGTAAAAATTATATTAAATGATGGATAAGAAGTTACTAGATGCTCTCAATAATTTATCACTTGCACTGAGTGAGATATCAGATGCATTGAAAAAAGATGATAAGGCGAAGAAATCAGCAACTACACAGGCACTTCAGGGTGGTAATTTTATTAAAGAAATTAAAGAAATTAATATTGGTGTAAAAGCTCTGCAGAGAGATACTAAGGCAATATTAAAAAATCAACAAACTATAATAGAACTTTCTAAAAGTAGAGGTGATAATAAATCAACATTTGAAAAAGTTGGTGGTAGTAAAAAGCAAGAAAATGATATCAAAAAAGGTGTTGGTACAATACTTCTAATAGCTGTTGCTGTTCTTGCAATTGGAATGGCTTTTAAATTGGTTGGTGGTATTAATTTTTTATCTGTTATAGGCTTGTCAATTGCTATGTTTATACTTGCACAGACATTTGAAAAGATTGGAGCATTAAAGTTAACTATGAAACAAGCATTGGTTGCATCAGCAACTATGGTTTTAATATCAATTGCTGTTACTTTATCATCTTGGGTATTACAAGCAATTCAACCTATTACATTTCCACAAGCAGTGACAGGTATATTAATAGCTGGTATGTTTTTGGTTATATCGTATAATTTAGATAAAATTGCAAAGGGTGTAGCAGCTTTTGATAAAGCAAATGTTAAGCCTAGTGATTTATTAATGTGTTTGGTTGGAGTAGCTGTTGCAATTACTTTATCATCTTGGGCATTGGCATTTATAGTACCGATGACATTGGGTCAGGCTATAACTGGTATTTTGATAAGTGCTATGTTTATGATTATATCATATAATTTAGATAAAATTGCAATGGGTGTTGTTGCATTTGATAAAGCTAATGTTAAACCAAAAGATCTATTGATGTGTTTAGTTGGTATAGCAGTTGCAATTACTGCTTCATCTTGGGTATTATCATTAATCAAACCACTAGACTTACCTACATTTATTACAGCTTTGGGTATAGCTCTTTTATTTGGATTAATGTCATATGTTATGCCTGAGATGGCAATTGGTATAGTGATAATGGATAAAACTATTGGTTCTAAAAAAATGTTAGCTGTTGTTCCATTAGTATTCGTTGCTATTTCATTGGCTATAATGTTATCATCACACATATTAGCAATGAGTAAACCGATAGAGTTTGGTTTATTACTAAAGATAGCTGTTTTTGGTGTTGTTTTAGGTCTTTGTTTATTGGCTGTTTTGCCAGCTGTTTTGGGTGTTGGTATAGTTGCTGCTAGTGGTGTTGGTATGGCTGCTATTGGTTTGGGTGTTATTGCTATACCTCTTATTGCTGGTGCAATTGCAATATCATCTAATATTTTAGCAATGGGAACATATAAAAAATATCCTGGTTTAGGTTGGGCAGTTTCAGTAGGATTGACTATGATTGGTTTTGGTGCTGCTGTTCTTGCATTGGGTACTATAGCTGTTACTGGTATTGGTGCAGTTGCAATAGTAGCTGGTGCATTATTAGTTCCATTAATTGCAAAATCAATTGTTGATAGTGATGATATAATATCCAAAGGTAAATATGATAAATATCCTGGTTTAGGTTGGGTTTTGAGTGTTGGTTCTACTATGTTGGGATTTGGATTGGCTGTTGTTGCTTTGGGTGCATTAGCAGTTACTGGTATCGGAGCAGTTGCAATTTTTGTTGGTACTAAAATGATACCAATGGTTGCACAATCAATTGTTGATGTTGATAGAATAATATCCAAGGGTAAATATGATAAATATCCTGGTTGGGAATGGGCATTGAGTGTTGGTGGGTTGATGACAGGTTTTGGATTAGCTGTTATTACATTAGGAACATATGTTGTTGGTACTTTGGGTTTAGGTGGTCTAGCCATCAAAGCAGGTGCTAATGCTGTTAGAACTATTGCACATTCAATTGTTGATGTTGCATGGATATTTAAAGCTTCATCGAATGCCTTTACAGGTGGTCCGAAAAAAGAATGGGCTGAGGGTGTTTCATTGGCAATAGGTGCTTTTGCACCTATTTATAAGATGATGATGAGAGGTGGTATAGTTAGTTTATTTATGGGTAGTGGTCCGAGTGTTGGTGCATTTACTGATGCTATACGTACTATATCACAAGGAATAGTTGATGCTGCATTATTTTTCCAAGCTGGTAAAGTTGCTTTTACTGGTGGTCCTAGTAAAGAATGGGCTGAGGGTGTTGGTAATGCAATTGGTGCTTTTGCACCAGTTTATAAAATATTATCTGATGAGAGTGGTATTTTCGGTACAGGTGTTGGTATTGAAGAATTTAAAAATGCTATAATGACTATATCACATGGTATAGTTGCATCTGCTGGTATTTTTGCGATGAGTAAGGTTGGGTTTAATGAAGGAACTTATCCAACTAAAGAGTGGAGTGTTGGTGTTGGTAATGCTCTTTCTGCATTCTCACCTGTTTTCAAGGCACTTAGTGGTAAAGGTTGGTTTGAGAGTGGTAAGGAAGCTATTGGTGATATGGTTTATGGTGTTAAACAAATGGCATATGCTATTGTTAAAGTTGGTCGTATATTCTCATTATCAAAAGTAAATTGGGATCCTAAAAATATGCCTGATAAAAATTGGGGAGTTAGTGTATTAAATTCATTTAAATATTTTAGTAGATTACAGAATATGGTTGCTGATTCTGATGTTGGTTTCTTGAATAGGGATCTTATTATTAAAAGTGCTAAAGGTATGGTTAATTTTGCAAAAGAATTGCAAAAGGGAGTGGATGCTTTTCAAATAAAAATTGATCCAAATTTCATGAAAAATATGTCATCTAATATTTATTATTATATGACACTTGCTAATAAATTAAATAGTGGTAATGGTTTGAAAAGTTTGGTTAAGGGTGCTGTTTTTGGTGATCCAATGACAAATATAGCTAGTAGTATGACTAAGTTAGCAATAGCTTATGATAAAATGGGTAATTCATTAATGAAGTTTAATAAAGCTGTTAATTCGTTGGATGAGAAGAAAATAAGTGCTTTTAAAGGTCTTAATAGTAATATGATTAATAGAGTTATTAAGAATTCGGATAGTAATGTTAATAACACAAATCCCAATGCTTCTAATATCGGATTAGTTGGTGGTGCTATTGGAAATTTGACATCTATTGCAGTGCCTGGTGATAAGAGAAAAGATGGTGGTAAAAAGGAATCTAGGGGTAAGCATGGTACAACTAATGAACAAAATGATAAAATGATAGATTTGTTATATAAACTTATTCATAATACAGGTTATCTTGATAAATATTTGAAAGAGAAATTGAATGGTGATGATGGAAATAATACTTATTAAGTATAAACTTTAACTATTATATGTCATATAACTTTTATGAATAAAAATATATCTTTCCTTAAAAAACTTAAAATGTATTCTCAGTTCAAAAAAATGATAAAGGAGAATAGATTAGAATTAGAAAATAGATTCAATTTGAGAATTGATGAAGCTAATCGTTTATATACTGTTATAAATGTGCCACCTGATGTAGTTGGTGAGGCATACTCTTTGAAAAAATCAGATATTGATAGAATTGCTGAGAATTTCATAAAGGAATATTCTAGTGAATTGGGTATCTTTTTGAATTCAAAGGGTCTTAATGAATTGTATGATTTTTATGATTTAAAAAAGGTTGATAAATATTCATATTTAGTAGTGGTTGGATTTTCAATGTTTAGATCTGATGAACGTAGAGCACGTATATTTAAAATATGGATACCTATTATTTCAGCATTAGTTATTCTAGGAACTTTATTTTTCACTTTAAGATAAACTTTTTAAACAATATACATTATAAATTAAAACTAATATTTAAAAATTATGGCAAAAGAAACAAAAGAAACGTTTTATGAGTTAGATGAAACAACAGAGGAATTATTTATGGAAGTTTTTAATAAAAAAACTATTCCAGTTAACCTTAAATTCCTTTTTATTGGTAATTCTAAACAAAAACAATTGGTTAAAGTTAAAAAAATTGCAGATGATTATGCATTCGCACTTGGTAAAGAGTTAATGATCTCAATAAATGAAGATTTATTGAATGTTTTTGATGATGAATCTGTTACAATTCTAATTGAACAAGAAATTGATAAGATCACCGTTAATATGGAAAGTGGTAAAATTAAATTAGTAGGAACTGATTTGAATACATTCTCTTCTATTGTAAATAAATATGGTGTGGATAAGGTTAGTCGTGCAAATGCTGTTGAAATCTTATATGTAGAGCAACAACAAGATGCAAAAACTGATGAGGAATTTATTATTTAATTATTATGATAAGAAATAGATATATAAATGCTTTACGAAAAAAGTATGAAGCAGAAATGGCAGAAGCTGAGGCTAATTTAGGATTATATTTATCTAGTAGTAACTTAGCTGCAATTGGTGAACATTCTGATTTAATGGAGGAGCAAGATAAGTGGATTGAAAAATACACAAATGCAAAAGATAAATTAGAAACATTGAATTCTCTAAATTTCAGAGATGATTCAAATGAAAAAATAAACAGCTAGTCTGTATAAAAATAAAATAAAAATATATGTCAAATATACAAACAAATGTAGTAAAACCAGAAGTTAAGATTACTCTTAACGATAAAGATTATTTCTTATTTGCTGAAGGTGATGAGAATATCTTAGAAAATAATGTATCTAACATTGAAAATTTCATCAAACAAGATGGTAAAGGTAAATCTGAGGATGTTAAAAATCAACTTTATGCTGATGCTCAAAATTTATGGAGAGAATATGCTGATTCAATGAAAACTGTTAAATATAATTTTCATTTGAATAGACCACAATGGAAATTCTTAACTGATCTTTTATTATCTAAATTAGAATATGATGTTAATACTGTTTTCTTTGCTATTGAATTAACTCATTTATTGGGATCAATGAGAGAAACTAGTAAATATACAAATGATACTGATTTGCAAGCATTTCCAGTGACTGCAACTGAAATCACTTATATTTACCATTTGATTTCTAATCATAAAATTAAAGGATTGACAAAAGATGCTTTCTTATTTAGTGAAGTATTAGTTAGAATTGGTAATATTAGTAAAGTTCTTAACTATTATGATGCTCTTGGGAAAAGTTTATCAAGTGATATCCAAGATTGGGTTGCAGCTTTTGAAGATGGTGTAACAATTGAAGGTAGAGAGACTGAAACTGTTAATGGTGAGGTTTTAGAACCAGAAAATACAGAAAGTGCTAATTAATTAGCACTTTTTTAAATTATATAGTAGTTAGATGAATGTGTTAAGTCTTTTTTGATGGTATGTCTTGTGGGCAAATTGCTCTAAATAGAGCTGGTATAGAGTATAATAACTATTATGCTAGTGAGATTGATAAACATGCTATCAAAGTGGCTAATCACAATTATCCAAATACTATCCAAATAGGTAGTGTTTTGGATGTTGTAGGATCTAATTTACCTAAAATAGATTTATTGATTGGTGGTAGTCCATGTCAGGGTTTCAGCTTTTCGGGGAAACAATTAAATTTTGAAGATCCTAGGAGTAAATTATTCTTTGAGTATGTTAGATTGTTAAAAGAGTGTGAACCTAAGTATTTTTTATTAGAAAATGTTGTAATGAAAAAGGAGTATCAAGATGTTATTAGTGAGCATCTAGGTGTAGAACCTATTTTGATTAATAGTAGTCTTGTTTCTGCACAAAATCGCCAACGATTATATTGGACTAATATACCTAATATTCAACAGCCTGATGATAAGAATATTAATTTGGTTGATATTTTAGAAGATGATGTTATGATAGGACCTAGTGCAATAAGGGGTAGAAGATTGAATAAGGCAACTATACTAGGTAGAAGATTAGATGATAATGGTATTAGAAAGGATTATGATAAAGATGTACCCATTACACAATGTCTTGAAGTTAGAGCTACTAACAGAAATAAAAGTAATTGTCTAACTACGGTTGCTAAGGATAATGTTTTAACTACAATGCCAGTGGGTCGTCATCCTGATGCTTTTAAATTACAATTACCATTTAGATATTATACTATTAAGGAATATTGTAGATTACAAACCGTTCCTGATAATTATTTTGATGGTGTTGCTAGTGATAATCAAATTAGAAAAATGATTGGTAATGGTTGGACTGTTGATGTAATTGCTCATATATTTAAAAATATAAAATAATTATATGAATGTTTTAAGTCTTTTTGATGGTATGTCTTGTGGGCAAATAGCTTTAAATAGAGCAGGTATTAAATATGATAAATATTTTGCCTCTGAAATTGATACTCATGCTATGAAAGTAACTTTAGATAACTATCCAGATACAATTCAATTGGGGAGTGTTTTGGATTTAAATGGATCTGAATTACCGAAAATTGATTTACTTATAGGTGGTAGTCCATGTCAATCGTTTTCAAGAGCTGGTAATGGTACTGGTTTTGATGGTAAATCAGGTTTATTTTGGGAATATGTTAGGATTAAAAATGAAATTAATCCTAAATATTTTCTATTAGAAAATGTTAAGATGAAAAAGGAATGGGAGGATATAATCACTAAAGAACTTGGTGTTGAACCTATAATGATTAATAGTAATCTTGTTTCTGCTCAGAATAGAGAAAGATTATATTGGACTAATATACCTATTATTAACTTACCAGAAGATAGAGGAATTTTAATTAAAGATATAGTAGATCTAAATAGTAATGATTTTGAATATATAGATGATTATAAAACAAAAATCCGTGTGTTTAAAAAGAATTATTTACAATATGATATAAATGGTACAGGTCATGGTAGTCAAGATCAGAGAGCTTATTATTTAAGTGGTAAACATGGTTGTTTAGATACTGGTGCTAGTGGTAAGGCTAAGATTTTAGAAAATGATGGTAGGGTTAGAAAAATAACAAGAAATGAGGGAGAGAGATTACAATGTGTTCCTATTGATTATACTATTTCAGTAAGTAGATCACAGGCATTGAAAATGCTTGGTAATGGTTGGACTGTTGATGTAATTGCTCATATATTTAAAAATATAAAATAAAAATTATGAATGTATTAAGTCTTTTTGATGGAATGAGTTGTGGTAGAATAGCTCTTGAGAAAGCGGGTGTTGATGTTACTAATTATTTCAGTAGTGAAATTAAAGATTATGCTATAAAGGTAGCTGATATTAATTATCCACAAGATACTCCTAATAGATTAGGAGATATTACTAAGATAAATGGTAAAGATTTGCCTAAAATAGACCTATTGATAGGTGGATCACCATGTCAAGATTTTTCTGGTGCTAATAAAGAGAGACTTGGTGTTGATGGTACTAAGAGTGGTTTATTCTTTGAATATGTTAGATTATTAGAGGAGACAAATCCAAAATATTTCTTATTGGAGAATGTTAGGATGAAAAAAGAGCATCAGGATTTTATTAGTTAAATGATGGGGTGTGAGCCAGTTGTTATAAATTCTGAATTAGTTGCACCACATTTAAGACATCGTTTATATTGGACTAATATACCAGGTATTACACTTCCTGAAAATAAAAAAATGAAATTGAATGATTTTTTGATTAATGGTTATTCTGATAGAGATAAGGCTAGAACTTTACTTGAATCGGATTCTAGACCATTATCAACTCCCATTAAAATGTGTCATAGATATTTCAATACCGGTTTCACTACTCTTATATTTAAATCAAAGGAACATTATGAAGAATTAAAGAAACATTTTGATGTAAATTTTAAAGGTAAAAGTGCTGCTGAAATTGATGAGTTATCAAAGGGTATGGATTTGAGTGTGTATAGTGGTGTTAGATATATGAATAATAGGGAACGTGAGTTTTGCCAAACTGTTCCGAGTGGATATACTGATAACTTAACCCAAAACGAGGCAGCTTGTATATTGGGTGATGGTTGGACTGTTGATGTAATTGCTCATATATTTAAAGGTTTAAAATAATAAAAACCCCTTAGAAAATTCTAAGGGGTTTTTGTTTATATTATTGTTATTGGAACAAATGGTCCAATTTGTTCTATAGGTATGACCTTATCTGTTAAATCTTTTATACCTCTAATCTCATAGTTTTTCTTATCATTGTAAATAGAACCATAGCCATTATCACTTGTGATTTCAATTGTTATAAATGGGTCTAAATTTGAATCTATTGTGAAATTGTATGGTGGTATTTGGTTCAATAATGTAGTTGATTGTGTCACACCAATACTATATGTTGTTGTTATTCTTCTATATTCATCTATTGTTTGTACTGGTTCATAATTAATTTTAGACCACTCTGTTATATCTAACCAATTTGCATTATCACCTTGATCTAATACTGGTGGGTTTATTGAAGCAGTTGATCCTAAACCACTATATACATAAATTCTATTAGAATATTCAGCTAAACTAGTAGGTGTATATGTTATATTAGAAGACCAAGGTGATACACTATCATATTTTTGTGGATTATTTGTCCTGTTATTATTGATAGTGGATTCGTATAAGTAACCATAATATATAATTTTATCACCTTTTTGGTAACTAGTGAATGGTGTCCATTCTTTATATGTTTTATAAGTTCTTATTTTAATATTAAAATAATCTGGTAATTTAAGTTCTACACCATTTAATGGTTTGGGTGGTGTGGTAAGACCTGTTGGGTTCTTATCTGCTCCTACACCATCTATAATTGAATAAAAATCAATGACACAATTATATACAGTTGATCCTGTGTTTACCGGCATTAGATATGCTTCATTTAGTTTACCTGTTATTGGTGTCATATTTTCATTAATGTTAAATATTCTAACGTCATGCATTTTATGTGTTATTTGATTACCACCTTTGAAATATGTTTTACCTGTTATATCTAATATCTTATGTGTTAAAGGTATTATATTTTTTGATAGCCAATATTTTAGACCTTGTAGTTTTATAGTAACATCATCAATACTGTATAATAGTATATTATTTCCACTTTTATCAGTTATATCATATGTTAGATTAAGAAGATTTGTTTCTTCAAAATTTGCATTAGGATATGTGTGTTTTAGGAAATCACCATCGGTTGACCATCCTTGTACTGTGTTATCAAATATGTCTGGTATTTCTACTTTAAATAACTTGGAAAAATCTTTTGATTGTGGGTTGATGTTTCTATAATATTCATTTAATTCTAAATCATTATATCCAAAGAAATTAATTGCATTTATTATTGATTTATATGCACCTATATATGGGTATATAAGATTTTTATTCATCAACATTTCTTTTCTTTTTATGTTTAAGAAATTCCAATCAATACCACCCTCTAATATATCATAATCCTTGAATATGAATACCTCACTTGGTCCAATATTCTTTCCTATATTATTAAGTTGGATTTTGTATCTAAAATCTTCAATTTCAGTTTGTGCGTATGTGTTAAATCTACCAATTTCTCTATCTATTATTTGGAATGTTGTTTTTAGATAAGTGGTTTTACCAACTGTTGGGTAATCTTGTATAATACTAGTTTCGGGATATATGTAATCAGTTGATATATTGAAAAAATCTAATACTAATGTATTTGTGTATATGTCTCTTATTTTAAATAATGATCCATTATTATGTGATGTGTACTGGTTATTTATATTGGAAACATCTTTTATATACAAAACAATGGTTTGCTCTTGTTTTAATCCTTTGTTTGTAAACATTTCATCCGACATATTATTTATTTTTATTTGACCGTATGTTAATCCGGTTGAATCAACCTCGGTTGAAAATGTTAATATAGTGTTATTCGTTGATGTACTTGTTATATCAAATTCAATAGTTTCTTTTTTATAAAGTTGTAAAATAGATTGTTTTGGTCCTTCATCCTCTGATCTAAATCCTATAAATAATTGCATAGCCTCTGGCTCATTGTATATATTTTCACTATCATTTATATAATCTAAATTTTGTGTTATAGTGTTAAAAATAGTTTGTTGATATTGTGGTATTGAAACTTTTGTTATATCACTATTTGGATATTTATTTAATCCAACATCTAATAAAGGTTTTGGTCCTGTGTATGAATAACTACCTATTGTTTGTAATTGATCACCAGACATATCATATAAGAAGAAATCAGGTGTTTGATCATCAATCCATTTCCAATAGAATTGGACTTGTGTATCATTGATATAATTCTCTCTAGGTCTTCTAAGATATTCTCTTGATTTTAGCCATATATCCTCATGTGGTGTATATTCACTATGTAGTGTTCCATAATTCTGATCTTCTATTGATATAGAATTAGTAGTTGTGGTTGTAATGTTTGTTTCTATTGTAGTTGTAATTTCAACAACATTATTTATACTTGGTTGTATAGCACATACCGAGTTTCTAGCTGGGTTATATATTATTTTAGTGGATATTGCACTAAAATGTGTGGTTTCTATATTCCAACCATTTGATGGGTTTATTGTTAGTATTGAATTGGTTGTTTGTGATGTTAGGTATACCATTCCATCATATTGGTTTAGTGTTATATAACCATATGCATCAATATTTTCACTTAGATTTAAATTATTATTTAAATCAAAAGATTTAAATGAATTTTCATCAGATATATTTACTTCACCTGTTAAATTGTTATATAGCATATCAGTGAATGGTGTTGGTGAAATATTATCAATTTGTGATATAGTATTATCATTTATTTTATATAGATATGAATTATCATAGATATATATTGTATCATTGATGGGTTCGTAGAATATAAAATCTATTTTTAAATTAGGTATGTTGTATGTTTGATGTATAGTCCTATTTAAATTTATAACTAATATATCACCACTATCAGTGGTTATGAAAGTTGTCTCACTTTTTGTATTATATGTTAATTTACCAGTTTTTGTATCTGTTGATGATGGTGTTGTTATTGTTACAACTAATGTATTGGTGTGATCATATATTGATATAGTTGGGCTATTTTCGTATGTTATGTAAATATCACCATTTGTTGATATTGACATATCATATGCTATATTTGTAAGTGATATATTATCAATTATAACATTTATTAATGGATCTATTACCCAAATATTTGTTTTTGATAAACAGTATAGATAATTATTATAATTATTGAACTGTATTTTCAAACTATCTATATTATTTGGTAAATCAATATAAGATTTATATGTAAAATTAATTGCATCTAATATTACTAAATTTTCACCAAGTATGTATATTGAATCTGATAGTTGGATATATACTAAATCAACCATATTTATTGATCCTTGTATATTATTTAAGTCTATATTAGTATTTTGATAAGTTGATGAATTTAAAAACATTGAGAAAGCAGTGTTATCAAATTGATTTAGATCAAATGGGCTTGAACCACTTCCTGATACTATAGGTGCACAGGCGGTTTGACCAAATCCAGTATTGAAGGCTAGTGTTACATATGGTGATGTGTTACAAAGTGAACTTGTTGAGCCCCAAAATGGTCCTTGATAGCTTAAGTTAAGGGTATTTTGATCTAAATATTGTATTGTGTATTCTTGATTATCATATGGGTATAATGTGTTATTCAATGAGAAAACCATACCTGTTGCAAAACCAGCATCTTCAAATGATGCTGTTGCTGTGCTCGGTAATACAACTTCATTTGATGATATTAAAGTACCAATTGATCCCGGTAGTTTATTTGTGATTATATAATCATCTAAACCAGGTATATTTAATTTTCCATTTTGTATTGTGTATTCAAATATTATATCGGTTCTAGTTATATCAAACTTTAAAAGATTGTTTATACTAGTAGGTATAAGTCCAAATGTTGTTAAGTATTCACCATAAGTATTTACCCAAGCTTCTAATGTAGCTGGTATATCAGCCATTTTATATGATGCAGTTCCTGATTGTGTTGCAAATATAGTTGATTGTTGATAATCTTTATTATTTATTATTATATTTATATAACTACCTATAGAATTGGGGTTAGTAAATAATATTCTAGAATGTTCAATGTGGAAACTCGCAACAGATCCAACTTCAACACTATTTAATAACATTGGTACATTTGGGTATTGTGATTTAATAATAATAGAATTGAAATATAATGATGATGAGTTTCCAATATAGTCAAGTTCAGCATTTATACCTAATAAATTTAATTGTATATAATATCTATCCAACCAATTTCTGATGGTTCTATCAATGGTTCTTTCCATATCAATAAACTCCCCACTAAATATGAAATCAACCTCTTCTTGATATACTTCTTTGTTTAATGTTATTTTTATACCAAAATCATCTAATTCATCAAATACAATATTGTATTTAAAATTTTCACTTAAGTTATAATTTAATTCAGAAGTTAATTCTTCTGATACTTCAATTAATCGCTCATTTGTTTTATATATTTGTCCAATTGATTGTGTTAAACTATTTGCGTAAAAATTAACCTCAGCATAATTACTTGGATATATTAAATCAGCTTTTAGTGCACCATCTTTATAATATAAATCTATATTAAATGAACTAAAATCCGAACTAAATAATTCTGCTGCTGATGCTAATGTTATTACTGAGCTTTGTGTATATCCATAATTGAAATATAGTATATTTGATGTTAAATATGCTTGTGAGTTTAATAGTGTCTCATTATATGTAATTTGATCCACTATTACATAATTTGAAGGTTTCCAATAGTATGTATTATATGGATTAACATTCAGTGTATTAATATCTGCATAGCTTTGTGTATAAGCTAATACACATTCAAATATTTTATTATCATATAATACTTGTGATTGTGTTGCGTAAAAAGTTTTTTGTGTGTTTGATATAAATGATTGAATATCAGATACCATTAGGAAATTAGTATTTAAAGTAGATCCAACAATTTTAAATTCAGTGCCTGGTTTTATTATATCAGGTAATCCTTTTTGGAATATTATTCTATTATCATCGGTTATTGTGATTGCTCCATTATATATGTTTGGTAGATCTGTTTTACTTTTATACTCTATTATTAAATCTTGATTATCAGGTAGATTATTTACATAGTATTCATAATTAACACTATCTGTTAATTCGAAGTCAGTAACAGTTACAACACTGTCATTACTTTTACTATTTACTATATTCAATTTTTTACCATTGTAAAATTTATCATAGAAATTTGGCTCAGACCAATAAGATAAATTGTTATTATAATTAGAATCTATATAATCATAAACACCGATTGCATTTATTCCTGTTAAATATAACAATGGGGTATTGTTGTTTATATAATTTGATTTATTTGTATAATCTGTATAATAATTTGTTTCAAATGATGCATTGTCAATATCACTAATGATCATTATTGCTCCTTTTTTATTAGCAACAACCGTATATGCTTTGTTACTATTGGTAAATTCCAAAAATGAATTATTGAATTTAACAACTGAACCAATTGGAAATAGTGTATCAAAATTATCCCCATATATCCATTTTGAGTGGAAGTCTGGATCATTATTAACTGGCTCAATCATTGTGATTGGGTATGGATTCTGTGTCCCACTATAGAAATGGAAACCATACTCATTGAATAGTTGGAATTTATTTAAAGATAATACACCCGGATCTTCAAATTCAAATGAAGGAATTCTTTCCATTGTGTATATTCCATATGTTTTATATGTATCTGATGAATTTTCATCAAAAAGGATATCTCCTTCAAATCTATCAGTTGTATCATTATAGTTGAAGTTTAGTGAATCTCCTTGGCTATTGAAGAAAATTAGATTTTTATGATTAGACATTTAATATAAATACTTTTTGTTATATATTAAAAAACCATTTCTTGGTATTTAAAAATAATATATAGTATATAAAAAAAGAATTATTATATGTATATTAAAAGATTTAATGAAACTAAATCTAAAGAAGATGAGGTTACAAGTGTTGATATTAAATCATTTGAGGATGATAAAGATGTTATTGGTTTTGTAAGAAATAATGATGAATTAACAGATGCTGCCGAGAAAAAACTTAAAAAGGAAATTCAAAATGATGGTGGTACACCTGGTTTGAAAACTGCTATTAAAAAATTTGAAGATTTTTCAGTTAAGATAACAATTGATGAAGATGGTGAAGCTTCAGTTGAAACAGGAGAAGGTGATAATTGTGCTGAAGAATGTTGTCAAGAGTGTGGTTGTGAACCTTGTGAATGTCAAGGTGATTTAGAGCCTAGTGTTGTTTGTGATGCTTGTAATTGTGAACCATGTGAATGTGAACAAGAAGTAGTTCCTAATAATAATGTTGTTCCATTTGCTGATTTTTTAAAAGGGATTTTATAATATGAAACATTTGGTAAATTTTGATAATTTTTCAGAAAGTTTGAAATATCATTTGGTTAATGCTATGCCAATAACTGAAAATGTATTTAGACCAGGTTCTGATGAGTTCTTTGCTATCTTAGAAGAAGCTAGGAATTTATATGATGGTGGTTTATTAGAACTTAAAGGTATTGATAAAGAACTTTATGATACAACTGATATTGGTAAGTTTGGTATCTTTGAGGGTGCTAGAGTTGCTTTAGATATTCCAATGGAGGTTATTGAGGAATTAAATGAAGCTGAATACCATGGTAAAGAAGTTAAATTAAACCACCCAATGAGAAATAATGGTTCTGGTAAAAAGTACTATGTGTATGTTAATGATCCAAAAACTGGTAAAGTAAAAAAGATTACATTTGGTGATGTTCATGGTGGATTAAGTGCTAAAATATCAGACCCTAAGGCTAGAAAAAGTTTTGCAGCACGACATAAATGTGATACAAAGAAAGATAAGACTACGCCAGGGTATTTTGCTTGTCGTTTAACAAAATATGGTCACTTATTTGGTGGTAAAACGTATCCTGGGTACTGGTAAAAAAAATAAGATTTATGAAATATTTAAAACCATATAAGATATTTGAATCAGTTAATAGAAAGTTTATTAGTGATTTTCTACTTGACTTTGGTTTTATGATTACTATGAAGTTTTCTCAAATTACTAAGATGGGTATTGATGAAGCTGCAACCAAAGAATTGACTTCTATGATGAAGAGATTGAGAGAACCTCTTATAAATGGTAAAAAATATACTGATTTGATAGATAATGTAAATGATCTTTATAAAAGTCCTAAAATGTTATCAGCTTTGTTTGGTCAAATAAGAGAGCTATTGATTTATATTGAGCCTAGAATTAAAAAGTTTGTAGTTGAAGGTGATGGTAAGGATAATTGGTTAGAAAAAATTAAAGAACTAAAAGAAAATTATAAAAAAATTGTATCATAATGTTACCATTTAAAGAAATTAAAATAAGTGATAATACATTTATCAGAGAGTTTGGTCAAGATACCGACTCTGGTGAAAATTATTTCAACAAAACACCGAGATAGAGAAGACACCTTTTAATATATACTTTATGAATTTAGAAATAATATACAAAAGTATATGTGATCGTGGTCAAATTAGAGTATTGGATAAATCAGTATATACTGAGAAGCATCATATAATACCGGTTTGTATGGGTGGTGATAATAAAAAAAACAACCTAACAAAACTGACCGCTAAAGAACATTTTATCTGTCATAAAATATTATGTAAACTATATCCAGATAATGAGAAGTTGAGATATGCTTTTTGGGCTATGTGTAATCAGAAAGTTAATAGAAATTATATTGTATCCTCAAGAGATTATGAATTTGCTAAACTTTTGTGTCTTGAAATGTGGAAAAGGCCAAAATCTAAAAATGTGATTAATAAAATAATTGAGACAAAAAAATATAATAAAGTTTTAAGACAATTAAATGGTGAAAAAATCAATAGAGAACAAAATGGTGAATTAAATCACAATTTTAATAAAAAATGGATAACTAATATTTTAACTAATGAGTCTAAGATGATAATGGGTGATATTCCGGATGGGTGGAAATTAGGTAGAGTTAAAATTGGTAGTTTGGGTAAATCTAATTCAATTGGTAAAAAATGGTATCATAATCCAGAAACAAATGAGGAAAGATACTTTAGTGGTGATGCTCCTATGAATTGGATAAGTGGTAGATCTAAAAATATAAAATTGGGTGGTGATAATTTATCTGGTAAAGTTTGTTATTTTAATACATCTTTAAATAAAGAAAGATATTTTAGTAATAGTGATGTAATACCTAATGGTTGGATAAAAGGTAAATTAAAAAGTAGAGTTTGGTTTTATAATCCTGAGTTAAATGTTGAGAAGTTATTTAATTTGGACTCGGTGGAATTTGGATTTATTAGAGGTAGATTGTCCAAATTACCATTTAGTGAAGAGATTAAAAACTCAAATGAATCTATAAGAATTTTTAAAAGTGATATAGATGATGAATCTCTTATGTGGCATAGAGACCGAGAAGATCGTATAATTGAATCTATTGGTGATACTGATTGGATGATACAATTAGATAATGAACTTCCTAAGAAGATTGGGGGTGAAGTTTTTATACCAATGGGTATTTATCATAGATTGATTAAGGGTACTGGTGACTTAAAAATAAAATTAATAAAAAAAGACCAATAAAATTATTGGTCTTTTTTATTATAATTAATCTAATTGATTTACTACGTTGTCTATAATCATATTCTTCATATATTCTTTACCTTCTTCATCGCTAAATCCTTCCACTGAATCTGGATTTGAAATTACTATTGATAGCACGTTTAGAGTTTCGTGTGTTAATAAGATAAACTCTTTTGTGAAGTTTGCTTTCAACATCTCTTTATTTTCAACAAGTGTTTCTTTTTCATTCATTAAGTTGAATACGAATTCCACTTTATCTCTTTTTGATTTGTTTTTGATTTCGTTTACTAATTCTTGATTTTCCATTTTTTTATTTTAATTTTATAATGTAAATATATGAATATTTTTGATAAAAAGTATTTATTTTTTATTTTTTAGATTTATTATATTGCCAATGAATATAATTGTTATTGCTAACCATAATGGTGATAATACAATTGACCAAGACCAATTTATGGATCCGATCAGTTTAAGGATTATTAATACAATTAATAATGGTCCTAAGAAGTTTACTCTTTTCATATTTTTAAGTTTTAATGTTTATAATACAAATATAAACATATGTACTGAAATATAAGTTCAGTTTGAATTTTAATCAACTTTTGATTTGTAATTTTCATTATAAATTCTAATTACTTCATCAAATTCTTTTAGAATACCATTTTTATAGTTTTCATTTTCATAATTTTTTTTCTGAATATATTCTCTGATATATGATTCATATTCTAGTTGGATTGATATATCAATTAAACCATCTTCTGTTTCAACTGATTCAATGATCGGTTCGCCCTCATCGTTTGTTTTCACAATATCGTCTATGTATTCAACTGATGCAAAATTTCCATTTTCTAACATTGCTTCTAATTTTCTACGTAATTTTCTATTACTAACTAATAAGTTATTTGATATAGATAAATCTATGTAATCTTTTGTATTTTTTAATGTGTCTAACTCATCAATGGATTTTTCATCAACGACTTTATATTTTTTGAAAACCGGTGATACATTATTTGGATAGAATTCTTCAGTGTCATTTTCGGTATCTATAACAAATATTCCTTTTTGATCACCAGTATCATTTCTATCCATTTGGAAAATAGAACCAACGAATGTAAATGCCTTATTACTCTGAACAAGATGGATGTGACCGGATCTAACTTTTTTAAATGATTTGAAATCGTCAATATCGATTTTATCTGAGTTTCTATGTGCAACAGATGTTAAGTGCATTTTACAACCATTTAAATCGGAATGGCAGAATAAATAATCACAGCCTTTATTCTCATTTATTTGTTTAATCTGTTCTAATCTATTCTCTATATATGGCATCATTAGTAGATTTAAGCCATTATATTCTATTTTAGTAGTCTTGTTATACACAAATACATTTGGTATGTATCTGAATGGTCTGACACTATTTATATCACTTGCACTTTTGGAGTATAGATCATGATTTCCTATTATAATATGTAGAGGTGCTATTTTTGATATTTCTTCAACAATATCCATTCCATAATTGAGTATATTAATTGGTATAGTGTTTCTATTATCAAATAAATCTCCTAAATGTATGATGATATCTCCCTCCTTTACTTCTCTCTTTAATAATGGTATTAGGAAGTCTCTAAAGTATTCTATATGAACTTTATGCCATTTATCTGTTGTATTTGGAAAGCCTAAACCTAGGTGAGTGTCACCTATCATGAAAATTCTTTTACTCATATAAATAATTTCTTTTTGTTTATATGAATAAATAATAACATAGTTTGTTATAATTCTCAATAAAATGGAAAAAAATAGGTTTTTTATTATAATATATACATTATATAAAATTGTAAAAACAAGAGGTAAAAATATTAAAATATATACTTTATGATTGTTTAACAATTAAATAAAAAATAATTAAAAAAACATGGCATTACCACATTATACGCAGTTGCAGGGAGTTGGATCACCAGGTGGTCCAGGTACATTACCTGATGAAGTAGTATACACTAATCTATTTGAGATTACATTTATCTTACCGGTTATTTTGACTGCTCAAAAAAGAGATCCTATTTTACTTTTAGAGAATGCAACTAAAATAGATCTAGGAAACTTAACAAGTTTTGATGTTGCTGCAAAAGAGCAAAGATTTAAGTATTCTACAAGACAATTTCAAACAACACCAACTAAAACTAGTGGTGAACTTACCATTCCTTTCCAGGTTAATGTTAACCAAAATGGGTCAATGGAGACTTGGGCTACTATGAAAGCTTGGTATGATTTGTTATTTAACTCTCAAAATGGTACTTTACATTATAAAAGTGATTTAATTGGTACTATTATTGTTAATCAACATGATAAAAAAGGTGTTATTTTGAGACGTGTTACTTTCCAAAACTGTCAAATATCTAAATTAACAGGTTGGGCATTGGATTGGGCTACTAGTGAGATTGTACAATCAGTTGATGCAACATTCCTATATGATTATTTCGTTGATGAGTATATTGATCAAAACTTTACAATATCACCACCACTTATTAAAGGTTATTAATAATAAAAAACTCGCAATCTATGCGAGTTTTTTTGTATATAGAAAACCCACCAATTGGTGGGTTTTCTGTTTAAAATTTAGGCATATTATTAGTCATACTTGAAGCATTTTTCATCATTGAACTAGTATCAGGCATTGATGCCTTCTGACCTTCTTCTTCTGTTTTTCTATGCTTCTCCTCTTCCTCTATTATTTGGTTTACTATTTTAATGTTTTCTTCTAGCATCCAGAAAGGCCATTTATCCATCGCTTCTTCTTGTGTGTTAAAATGTTTTTGTAACATTAATTTACTCCGCAATAAATGAGTCAAAGGCATCTGGAATAACGAAAATTCCTGACGCACCGTTGGGAAATTGCATATCAGTGTGGATCTCCTGACCACACGTACAAGTTTTCTTAAGTTCTTTTATACCAAATGTCATTTTACCAACAGCAGCATTTAGAAATTGAAATGAGATATCATCCATTTCTTGGAATTCTTTCAATTTCAATTTAATACCCTCATAAGTTATATTAGATCTTCCTGCTAACATGAATGGTATTATTTTCAAGAATGAAAGATTTGGTGTATTCTTATCATTATTTTCTCTTACTATGTAATCAGTAAATGCTTTTTGTATACCGATGTTAGGTGGTGTTAACTCAAATGTTTTTCCATTAACTGCTTTGAAGTGATAGCTACCTGTATTGCGATTGTAATATTTTTGTAATTTTTCATCAATTGTGTGGAATTCAAAGTTTTCTCTTTTTAATTCTATTTGGTGCTCTTCTCCACAAGAAGGACACTTTGCATTTACACTAAGATTATTTCCTTGTTGGAAAGTAAGTTCTCTAATTAAAAATACCAAATATAATCTATCTTGATCTTTGATATCTAAAAACGAGCCGATTTTACCATCAGCATATTTGATTCTGACACAAGCTTGTAGCATATCATTCATTTTTTCAACGATATCATAAAAATTATTATCATCAACCATTGAATATGCTTGTATTTCCCTAACTTGTGCAGGTCTTACCATAAATAAAGAACCTTGTGGATAAAATTCACCACATGGTAGTTCTCTAATATCAAAATTAAAAAATTGAAGATCACTAACCTTTGTGTTTTCTGATATACTTGCACTTACATTAAATGGTATATCAGAGTTGATCTGTGTTTCTTGTGTTAAGGTTCTTTTACCTTCTTCTTGGTCTAGAAGATGTCTTCTTAAGTAATCTTCTTCGCTCATTTCATTATTATTTGACATAAATAAGTTTTTGTTTTTTGATTATATATTACTTATCATGCTCTCCCTTTTTATAAAATAATATTGAATTTATATATCCATTTTTTATTCCCGGCATTATATATTTTATGATAGCCTAATTCTGACATTATTTCCTCTTCTGTTTTATTTGGATCATAACCCATTTTAATTAGTTTTTGTTTTCTCCAATTAAACCTATGTTCTCTTATACCATCAATTACATACCAATAACCAGGATTAGATGTATGTGAATATTCAAAACCTAGTTTCTCATATAAATATCCATCCGATATAAGATTATCGGAATATGTTTCTATTTGTAATGGTTTATATTTATTAATGAAATAATTCAATATCTTTGATGCACCACCTACAACATTTGTGTTTAATATATTACAAAATCTAGTCAATTCATAATGTTTTTCTTTATTTCTATTTATTTCTTTTCTTTGTAGAGGTAGTCTTAGTTTAGAAAATGTCATTAATGATACAAGTATATCATTGTTAAATAGACCAATTCTTGTAGATGATTTACAATCACCTTGTAAGTGATTTTTGTATAAAAAATCTTTAGATTCATTGTATGATATTTCTTTTATAATACAATTTCTAGCATATATTTTCTTATCAGTTTTATTTAGTTTATTGATAATGAATGATTCACATATTTCTCTGTTTTTGAGCCAATCATCTTCCCATATAGTTATTAATTTTATACCATTTTCATTAGCCTTTTCATATTTATCTAAATGGTAATTATTTGGTTTGTATTTATCAGAGTGCCACCAAACACCATTAAATTCAAAGCCTAAATTTAATTTGGGTATATAAATATCTATTTCATATGGTTTTATTATATTTTTATAGTCTGATATAATTTCACCATCATAGTTATTTTTTATGAAATTATATAGCTCAATTTGTGATATTGAGGCATTCTCTGATATTGGGAAACAATTTGTGCATATATGTGTGTTATTGTTTATTCTACTATAAAATTGATATGGTAGTATATGAAAATCATTCTCACATTCTTTACATTTAAATATTAAATTGGTTGTCATTCCCTTATTGAAGCCTTTAAATTCAAATTTATTGTGATCTATTTTATCTTCTATTCTTTCTTTATAGGATTGGTAAAAGAAATCTATAGTTTTTTTATGTATATCTTTATTCATCCAAGGGTGTTCTGTGCCATATCTTTCCAATGATGTATTTTTGTAAGTTTCTTTATGATTGCTAGTTTTGAAACTCTCTATCCTTCTTTTTGATATATCTTCTGAATGGCTTGGGCAAGTTACTCCATAGTTTTTTAATAAAGTTTGTTTTGATTTCTCTTGTGTATCATTTGATGACATTGGTGAATTTCCACCATATCTAATATTATTAGTTTTGATTATTTTGTCCTTTATTTCTTTTGATTGAGATGGTGTTTTTGTGCCAAATTTTTCAATAGATTTAATTTCTTTTCTTAAAATAATGTTTGGATCACTGCTAATACATTTTTTTGAACAATAATTTAAATATCCTATGGTTGAGTTTTTAAATTTAACACTATTGTTACAATTGGGATTTTGGCATTTTGGTGTATCATTTAATCCATTAATAACTATATAAACTTTTTCTTTAAATGGTATATCTAATTTACAATTATCTATAATAAAATTATATTCTTCTGTGTGATTTTTACACACATAAGATTCCTTAGCCATTTTACCTGATTTGTCTTCTGTTCTAAATATATTTAAATCCATTATTATTATATTAATTTAATTTTAATATGTTTATATAAAAAAAGGCTTCTAAATAATTAGAAGCCTTTTTTATATTTTTATATTTTTGATTTATAAGAAACCTCCTGCTGCAATAGCACCTGTTCTAAGTATAGTTACGTTATTAACTATTATTCCCATACCCTTAACTGGTTCAACATATGTGTCTAATACTCCTATCTGATTATCTATTATATCAGAAGTGTTATTTTCTTCATCCATTTTATTAAAATAGTTATAAAGACCACCTTTATTTACATATGTTTCACAGATAACATCTGCTCTCATTTTAATTTCAGCTCTTGTATCTGATGTATTGAATTTCCATTGGAAGTCTAATAACATATCGGATAATTCTCTTTCTAATTCAATTAAAACTTCTCTTACGTGGATATAAGAAAGTGCAGATTTGTATAGAGTTTGAGCTGTGTTTTCGGTTTCAATAACATTTCCTCTGTTTCTTTTGAAAACAATTGGGTTCATTTGAGCACCATTAAGGAAATCAATATCATCTGGTGTGAAATCCATCTCTAATCCAGAAATATTAGTAATTCTACCATTGGTAACACCTGCTGCAATAGTCCAAGGAGTTATTCCACCAACATTTGAATTTTGTTTTTTCATATATGTTGTTGCAACGTGTGATGCTGGTGGCATATTAAGAGGTCTACCATTATCATCTACTGTTAAGTAAGGTAAGAAATAACCAACTGCTGTTGTACCAGGACCATCACCAAATGAGTATAAGAATGCTGGGCTACTTTGTGGGTCAGCACCATTTGCGATATATTCTGCTTGTAATACTCCATCAGAATCAACGAATGATGGTGAAGTAGAGTTTTTGAAGTCTTTCATAGATGGCATGTTTATAAAACCAAATGCATCTAATCTATCACCACAAATATCAACTAATTGTTGTTTAGATCTTTCAATTAGACCATTACCGAAAGCATCTACTAAATATCTGAAATCAAAAGATTCTTTATTTGTTATTGCTTTGAATAAAGGAGTTCCTTTTGCAATTAGGTTTAATATTTCGCTTTGTTTAGTTTCTGTTCCATCTGGTAGAGAAGCTTGTCTAACTCTGAAACCTGTCATAGTAACACCTTTATAAGTGTTTGCATAGTTTTCAACTTTTTGGTATCTAGTTACTTGGTAAGAAGAACCTGAAAAAGATTTTTTAATAGATGAATCACAAGTAATTTCAATTAATGATGAATCACCACTATATTGTTTTTTTGATAGAATTCTTGTTAATTTTCTAGCAACTTCACCAATTTCTAATATTGTGCTATCATATTCAGCATCTAGGAAGTCTCCAACAACAACTTCTGTATATCTCGAACCATTAACAAGTATTTTGTTAGGAACTTCAACATAATTAGCAGGAACAACAATATCCAATGTTTGTTTATAGTTAGAATCCGCTGATTGTACATAGAAAGTGTTGATATTATTAGTTATTGTAAATGGATTGTTGGATTGTAATAAGCTATCCATGAAATTAACTGTCATAATACCTGTTGTATCATCGTATATTTTCAAATAACGTTTTGTAGCATCTAGTGTATTATTTACTTGTGTAATATTATTAGCAACTTCATAAGAAGTATTCTCGTTTACTTGGTAATAATAAGTATTAGATGATGTGTCACCAAATAGTGATTTAGAAACTTCACTTAATATAGTGAACGTACCTGTATTTGAAATAGCACCTCTTATTTGTATTTGGTCACCTGTAATTAACATAGGATCTACTGAACCTTCAAATGATATATAGTCATTTCCTGCAATTAATGAGTAAGTAACACCTGTTGCTAAGCCAGAAACATAAGATGGTGTTTCACCTGGTAAGAAAGTTATAGTATATCCACCATTTGCAATTACTGTATTAGGAACTTTATTTTCATAGATGAAATCACCTGTGTTGATATAACCATCATAGAATTTAGTATAAAGATCAGAATATTGTGCTACAACACCACTTGCAGTTGCTGAATTGCTAGTATCAGCTACAGTGTTTTTTGTTATTAATCCAGCTGAACCTAAGATAAGCTCGTTGTCCACTGTATAGAATGCTAATAAACCGTTTAATACATCTGTTAATTGAGAATTATCTAAACCTGTGTTAAAATCAAATGCTTTATTTTGTGTTGTAGATGTTATTATGTTTGATATGGTCATTCCACTTAATGAAACTTTATCCATATTAATATTTAATAACATTGTCATTTTATCTTTGTTAGGTCCATCTAATAAATCTACCAATCTATTAAAGATTTTAAATCTTCTATATTGTGCATAGTTTGATGTCACAGCTGTGTTATTAGTGTTTAAGAAAGTAACTGTGATTGATCCATTTGATCCTGATGTAATTGTATAATCTGTACCAAAAACAAGATTTTTATAACCAGAATTATCAACATATACACTGTTAATTGTAGGTGTTGCTCCTACAAAATTTTGTTTATAAACATTTGCTGTTGCATATCCTAAAACAATATCAGTTGGTGCAACTGATGGTGGTGTTGAACTTACTAAACTATTAACAACTTTGATTGTACCTGTTGTATCAAGAACAAATGTTGATATAAATGATTGTGTAGCTGAGCTAGAAGCATATATATTAGAGTTTACTGATACATTGAATGTAGAACCAGTTGCAATTTGTATATAATTATCACCAACAACTGAATAAGCTATATTAGCATCAGTTGTGAATGTGAAAGACATAGTTGATGATGTATATGTGCTAGCAGATGTTGCTACTGTAACACCATTTACTATATCCTCTGCAAAGTATGTAGTTCTATTACCATTTTCAACAACACCTGTTTGTGTAGGTGTTCCAAATGCGTGATCATTAGATGTGAAATTTGAATATGTTCCAATTAAAGCAGTTACGTTTCCAGGTAAGTCTAATGGTTTATTAGTGAAAGAAACTTCTTCTATGATAGTTTCGTTATAAGATAGGAAATTGATATTAGAAACATTTTCACCAGCAATTGTATTACCTATAAGGTCAATTTTACCATTGTAGAAATCAGCTTCAACTATATCATTATTAAAAGCACAGAAAATACCTGTTTTATCAGTATCTCTATTGATAGTTGTTTCAATAAAAATGTTAGTTCCGTTAGCATCTCTAAAATAAGGGATTAAAGAAAGCCCCTCATAATAAGCTAATGTTGTTACATTTCTATCATTTGCAAAATTTCTAATTTGTTCTTTTCTAAGTCCTGTTGTGTTAAAATATGCACCCCATCTTGGGTCAATTGAAAGTTTTTGGTAATCAGACCAATCACCTGAAACAATAACAACGTCAACCATATAATCAGATGCCCAATCATTTGTGCTAACGTATGGTGGTACTTTTTCAGCAGCTCCATACCATTCTATAAGAGTTCTATCAAACCCTGAAACTTGTGTGTGGAATACAAAAACAGTAGCATATCTATCAGAAAGATTTGTTAAATTAAATGCTCTATCAGCATAACCTGTATTAGATTTAGTTAAATTGATAAAAGATTCAGTGTCTCTTTTCCAGAAACCTGTTGTATCATGAAATCTTCTATACGGACCAACTCTTTCTATGTCATTAGAAACATTAGCCGATGATGATAATGATTTATATTCTATTGTGTCTAAGGTGTCATCTGTTAACAATAAGTTTATTGCATAAACAGGAGAGCTTTCTAACATCTTAGAAATAGTTCTGTGGAAGAAAGAACCTTTTCTTTCTAATCCTCTATCCAATTGACCGAAGATGCTTTCCAAATCGTTGGTATTAGTTAATCTAATTGGTGTATTAACTGGTCCCTTTTTAGAGACACCAATTACCAAGTTAGTTATACCATCAACTATTGGAGCAGATATAACAGAGTTATCATATTCCTCTAAAAATATCCCAGGTCTTTTGTATTTTCCTATTTGAATTCCCATACTTTTATTTTAATTTTTTTTAGTTAATGTATATATAAAATGAAAAAAACGATATTTTTCTTATTTTTGTGGTATATTTTTCAAATTCGTTTCTGAATCCTTTAAATCTTTAATTATCTTATTCATTTTATCATCAAAATCTTTCTTTGATTTATTATAATCTGCTGTTAGTTTAGATATAGAAGTGTTATTTAGGTTATCTCTATCATCTATCTCTTTTATTTTTTTTGTGATAGAATCAATTGCACTTTTATCCGTTTCAGCATTTTTATCTTGATTTAGATCATCTTTTGTTAATTTATCATCTAAATTACTTTTCTGTAAAGTTTCTATTTTTCTTTGTAAGTTAAGAACTGTTGTTAGTTCTTGTAAGAATGGATTTCTATCTTTATCAGTTTTATCATCTGATTTTCCTAATATCTTTTCTACTTCTGTTTTTAAAGATGTATCATCATAAAGTAAACTACCATCCGTATTTTTGGCAGTATATATTTTAATTAATTGATCCTTATATGTATTGTAGTCCTTAAGATATTCATCATTTGTGTTGATATCTTGTTTCTCCATTTTTGTAGTTGGATCATCCGATAGATTTATTGTTAAATCCTCAAAGAACTTTTTATATGTTTTTAAATTTCTCATAATCTTTGGATATTTGTGTTATTGCTATTTTTAACCTTGGCTGTATTATTATCAACTGGTAAATTTGGTGTATATAATGTGTTATCATTATCAGTGCTTTGAGTTAACCAATAGAAGTTTTTAACAGTAACTGTTTCCGTTTTAATTTTAAACTCATTATCCAAATATGTTATTTTGGATCTATTTCCAAGTGTTAGGAATTCAGTTAATTTAGAAGCAGATGTATATTTAATTATATAACTCATTTCTTTATCCTCACTATTTTTAAATTTTTTATTTAAATTTAATTTTGCTAAATCACCTTTATCAGTTCGTTTTATTCTACCGTCTTGAGCATCTTTATTTTTAGCATTTTTAACTAAATCATTAAAGAAACCATATGTTTTTGACATTGATAAGTAAATCTTATTATCATTGGATAGAACTCTGAAATATAATTGATCAGGTTTATTATTTTCATCTAAAATATCCACAGCAAATAATTGATTAGCTTTAACATCTTCATTTTTAAAACCTTTTGTAAATCTTAGTTTTATTTCATTTTCTATTATTTTTTCAGCATTTTGTGAGTTCACAATACCTTCTTCTTTTGTTAATGTTAATGGGTTTTTACTTGTGTCTATATCAACGTCAAAATATTTGTTTATAAATTTAGCTTGTGCACCCTCTTTGCTATTTCCTGATATTCTATATAATTCTTCACCATCTAGTATATCATTCATAAATCTTCTTAGATTGGAACCAGCACCATCCTTTTCTTCATATTTATCATTAGATGTTTTAACTCTTAGTTTAGCTCTAAAAATTGGTGCATATTTTTTATCACCTAATATTTTTAAAACAGCATCTTCCCATATGTTGAATATTTTGTTATTTCTATATGGTCCGGACCAGCCATTAAGTTGTCCACCTGATTGTTTAGAACCATAGGATGTGTATTCACCAAATGTTCTTGGGTCAACAGTCCCATTAGATCTTTTAGTTATGGTTGCAACAGTGAATATTTTATAAGCTCTATTAAATAATCTTATTATTTCAATAATTGGATCCATACCATTGATAACTATATTATCTGGATCTTTTGCAAGTTCTTCTAAATTATTTTTTATTTTATCAGCTTCAGTTCTATCAATTACATAATCTTTGATTGTTTTGCAATTTTTATTAAAATAGTCATTTATTTTTTCTGATATAGTTCCTGTTTCTGGATCACTAGCACTTGTTTTATTTTCTTCCTCTTTTGTTTGAACTTCCTCTTCTGTTTGAACTTCTTGTTCGTTTATTTTAAGGAATGTTTTATAGTTGAAAATTTTACTTTCTTGTTTAGCTTGTGGTTCTTCAACTTTTTTAGCAACTGGTCTAGCTTTATTAATAACTCTCATTGTTTCAATAAACTTTTTAAGAGGGTTTCCAAGATCACCTAAAAATTGGTATAAGTCTTCTTTTTCAAATTGGAAAGCTCTCTTAGCAAATTTTGCAATTTTTTCAGCAATTTGATCAAGACCCTTATTTAAAATAAGATTTGTATCAGCCTCATATAATTTATCAGGTTCATAATTTAAAGTCTTTGCTTTATCACCTATTAAGAAGCGATTAACCTCTGTGTATAATTTAATAATAGTATCTTTGTATTGATCAGCTTGGTTGATTATATTATTTAACAAATCCAAATCAACAGCTACTTTAATTTTCTTGTCTTTAAGATTATTAATACTAGCATTTAACTTTGTTAAAGCTTGTTCGCCATGTACTTGCTGGATATTTGTTTCAGATTCCTGAAGTTTTGCTACCGGTGCAGTTGCTGGTGTTGTTTGTTTTTGTGTATTTATTGTGGTTGATATATCTGTGTTTTCTCTATTATCTATGTTGGTTACTGTTGAATGTTGAACTATTAAAGAAAGTGCTTTTAAATTTTCAATCATAGATGGATACACAGCACTTATATCACTAACCTCTTCTTTCTCTTCAACCACTTTATTATCTTCCTTTAAACCATCTAAAAATGCTTTAAATGCCTCTAGTTCTTTGGTTAACTCTTCCTTTTTTTCTATTTCATTTTTATTAAGGAAAGTTATAGCTTCTGTTATTAATTTTAGAATAACTTCTTTCTCTTCGTTTTTTTCAACAGCCACCTTAATAGAACTAAATATTTCACCAAGCATAACCCAATTAACATTCTTTTCAGTTTCTTCACCTGCTTTAGCAACAACCCCTTCTGCTAGAATTCTATCAAATTCAGAATATAATCTATTTATAACCGGTTTTATTTGTGTCATTGAAAGAGCAACTTGTGCCTTTCTTATATAATGATTGATTAATCTACCCAATATAGAATCATTCCAACCTGTTTCATTATAAAATGGACCACCATCTTCTTTTATTAATTCATATTTATTTAAAATGAAATCATTTTTAGTTTCATTTAGTTTGGTATTTCTTATGAAGTCGTCTCTTCTTGATAAATATTTCATGTTTGTAAATTATATTTTTATTATATATTAAATAATTTAATGGTAAAATGTAATTTATTTTTAAAAAAAGTTTGGAAATATAAAAATGAATATATATATTTATAAAAAATAAGAAACTATGGAAGCT